TTTCAAATGTTTGTTACATACGTTACATTCACAACACTATACGACAAGATCGGGATTATTGCAACCTGGATTGTTTCGATTGTGGAGATATTTTGGAAGAATTCGACGATGACGTGGAAGGTGGCGGGCAGCAAGGGATTGGACACGGAAGCCCAATCCCATCCGACATCTGATTCTCAGACCACCGCCATTTTCCAAGCCATCCGCAAAGCGGTCTGGGTCCGCTTCTGGGCAAGCCCGAACAGGTTGTCAGCAGCCTTCTTCTCGACCCGGTCCGTGTCGTCTGTGCCGCGGGCCTTGCGGTCGTGCTGAACGAGCCCGGAGAAGGCGTTGAACATATTCCAGGCCGACGTACCAGCAACCGTTGACTCATCGTCAAACCGCTTGCTGAAACTCTGGAACGCGGACATGGCTCGGGCCCGCTTGTTCATGTCTACCTTGGTCACCGGGTTTTCCGGGATCGGGTCGATCGCGACCTGGTAGCAGTCGAAGAAGAACTTTTCCAGGTCGGCCTGATTAACCTCGACCTTGGACATCGCCGACATCACCTTCTTCATCCCCTCAGTCGTCTTGGCGTATGTCTTGAGGGCCTGCTTCACGTCAGCGATCCGATCCTTCAAATTGCTCGTGTGCCGGAGCACGAAGGCAGATTCTTTCAACGTCTTTTCATCAGTCGGGATCACCATGTGCAAGGTGTTACTGCACACCACGCGGATCGTCGTCGGTGTGATCCGCAGGCTGCTACCACCATCGAAACCGTTGCTCACTGCGAGGTACGGCACGATCGCGTCACCGGCGTCGCCGATCTCGAAGGCCTCGGTCTTGCACAGGTACCAAATTCGTTTACCACCACGGATACTGCCGGCCGTCTCGATCGTGACCTTCTCGTCTTCCTTCGCAATCGCTTCGCAGAAATCGGCGATCTCGAACGGCTGGACGACCTGATAGTTGTCACCCACCAACCCGAGCTGGGCTCCGTTGTCGCTGCGGACGTTGATCTTGGCGGCGTCGACGACGACCGTCCGATCGTTGAATTTGTAGGTGAGCGGCTTTTGGATCACAGTCCACGGGAAAACGATCTTCGCCGCTTCGCGGGGAGTGAGGGCCTGGTCGATGACCATTCCCAGTCCATGCCAAGCCGACTCATCTTTCAATACCACTGCGTCCGTCTTGGTGATCTCGTGTCCCATTCTCGTGTTCCTTGTTCTGTTGGTTTGGTGCTACCTAAGCCGATCGCCAAATTGTACGACAGCCGAAACGGTTTTTTGTCGGTTACTTTGGCAAATTGGAGAATCATTCCAGCAAATCTGCCATTTGCTGGTACAGAACAACCAACTCAGGATTCTTGGCCATCAATTATTCTCCCGAAATCCGGAAACCATGCTGCTTGAGCGGCAACGACGAATCGCCGCACATATGAGGATGCACGAATATCAACTTCCGTTTCGTGCGACCCTCACCCACGGCTTGGTACCGCATATGCCCACGGCGGACGTAACGATGTGACAGAGATCTCCCAGCAACCGACGTGTGATCGACGGCTGCGGCGATCGGCTTAGGTAGCGTGATTTCGCGACCGATCGTCCACTTCCGGCCGTCTGCACGTTCCTCACGAATCTTACCCATAGCAGCCTCGCCGTGAGTGCGGATCTTGGCATCCAGCTTCTTTCTCGGCAAGTCGGGCAGCACCACCTCATGTCGGTCCACCCCAAAGAAGCACGTCGCAATCACCAAGCTCATCATTCGCTTGTAGAGAGTTTCCGTGGGCAGGTACTCGTTCGGGTACTCCGTCGCAAAGCCTTTCCAGTCCTCATCCATCAGGCTTGCGACGGACTGAGTCACGTCCAGAGGAATGACATTGTGGAACTGCATCGGCTCGTAATCGGGTCGTCGTTGGTTAAACTCGAAATTCACGTGCAAGGCCTCGGATGCCAGATGCCCTGGATATCTTGGACTCATACTGAAATTGACATCGTCAATCCGGTACGTCTTGAATTTGTATACCAGAGCCCACTTCAGCAGAGGACCGCCTTCGTCGCGGATATCGTTTGCCGGATCGTCTGCGAGCAAGATCGCAAAGGCCTCATACGGAAATGGAATTGCCTGCACAGGAATGTCGATCGAGACATCCGACATCATGCTGGCCATTGCCGGGTAGACTTTGTAATACGGCTTTCCTGTATCGAGATATCGCAGTTCCGATTCCAAACCTACACAGACTTCGTGGTTGCTGTTGTTCTCAAGCAGGTACCGATAATAAGAACGATAATCCATGGTCTTGACCCGCTCGTGAGCTTTGCTCACCGTATGCGGTCGACGACCTTGGCGATACATTTCGTCGACGTAATCCTTGAGGTGATCTCGGGTCGTCTGCAACGTGAAAAACTGCACGGCTGTGTCTCCAAGTGTCTCGTTCAGTCATGTAACATTTGTTACATGACCAATAGTGCGACGCACCGTGGATTATTGCAACCTGGATTGTTTCGATTGTGGAGATATTTTCAGATGCTGAGATACGTGCGGCGGATCTCGTCGATCTCCTGCGGATCGGCCCGCACGGCGTCTTTGCCCGACTCAAGGACGATGTTCTCCGTCGATCCCGGAAACGGCGCCAGCTTGCGGCAGATCTCACGAGCTCGTCGTTGGGCATCCGGCTCAGCGTCCAGGCAAATAGCCCGCACAGGATACCGACTGACCGCCAGTATCTGCTTTTCCGTTAATCCAACACCGCACGTCGCACAGAAGCCCGGCCCACCAGCCCACGCATCCAGAGGACCCTCCACCACGACAATCGCGTGCTGGGCCAGATGGGCACCGTAGATGATGTTCTTGTGCGGAATCGCTTCCTGCTCGCTCTGGGCAGACACATATCGTAGACCGCCATCGTCTACCAACGCTCGGGTCGTCCACGAAACCGGCTCACCGTCGGCGTCGAAAATCGGGATGAAGATTCGCCAGGCCAGATTGCCAGCAATCCCAATCCCTTGGATTTCCCAGATACGCTCAATCGCGTCTGGGTCCAATCCTCTCCGCATCAGATATTGCCGGTGTGCTGGTAGCAATGCACCACACCCAAGAGGTGGCTTAAATGTACCGCTATGCGGTGGGGCCTGCGTGCGGGGCTGCACACTGCGGCCCATTACAGCTACCACGGCACGGTAAGGCAACCCGCAGAGATCAGCCAACACGGCAACCGGGTCAGCCACCCGACCACACACCCAGCAATTCGCTCGGCCTGAGGTGGTGTCAAAGCCCAGACGATAGCGAAGCGACCCAGGAGAGCACCGTGGACAGTCCACACCTATCCATCCATGACGGACGTGATGGTGTGAACTGCTGGCTGTCTGGACTCCATGCTGCTGGAGAAGGTCGGCGATATTCATTTCTTAGGTGCCACTTTAGCCAGGTCTCTGTTGACCGGTCGGCTTAAACATCTGCATCTCGGTAATCAGGTCTGCATCGATCGATCGACCAGTCGATCGGGATACCAGCATCGCCAGCTTCAACAGATTCTTGATATCCCGGCCAGACAGGTTATCATGGACGTCCATGATCTCGTCCAGTTGCAGCACACCAAGAGCCACATTGTTCGAATCGGCCAAACCGAGCCAGATCCGACGTTGATCTTCAACAGACGGAATGTCATACGGGATGCGAGCTGTGCAACGTGACAGGATGGCGTCGTCCACCAAATCACCTCGATTGGTGGTGAGGAACAGAACTCCGGTGTGGTACTCGAGGACACGAAGGAACACACCCACGATCGCGTTCTGGATAAGATTCGACCCACGCTGATGGACGTACACATCGGCCTCGTCGAGCAGTACCACAGCACCCCATCGACGTCCGCGAGCCAGCACCTTCATCAAGTTGCTTTCCAAGTTCTTGGATTCAACACCCAGTTGGCTACATTGGATTGTGTACAGAGGCTTCCGCAAGGCTTCGGCGTAGATCTCGGCGGTCAGCGTCTTGCCTGTGCCGGGGATACCTTGACACAGAACGATGATGCCGCCGGTCTTACCAGCCACCACATCCGAAAATTGACCACTACCGTCTTCCAGCAAGGTGTCAATCAGCCGAGAATGGCTCTCCGGCAGAACGAGCTTCTCGAGGATCTTGGTGTTGTACTCATACGAGCTGAGATTGTCGATGTGAATCCGAAGCCGCTTGTGCTTGGTTAGGTCAAAGCAGGCGACGTAGGGATGAACGGGAATGGTAGGTCGCCGCGGCTGGTCTTCGTCCAGTGATTCGTCACCATCCTCGTAATCTTCAGTCCTGCCCCTCTTCTTGTACGTCGCCCAGAAGTAGGTGCTGACATGGGCATCCGATTTCGAATCTTTGTTGGCGGTTTCCTGGAACACGTCGACGACCACCTTACTCGGCCGGCCATCCTTGTCGAGCCGGACTTGAGTCTTCTTCCAAGAAAACCACCAATCGTCTCTCTCCGACTCATTACCGTCGATTCCGCGATCATCAGCCAACCCACGAGCAAGATACTGGTCACCTACTCCGTTCTTTACCTCGGCCCATCGAGTCAACGTCTCCTGAAATCCTTGACGGATGACTTCAGTTTCGACGAGATTGCCTTGACCAAGCAAAATCTCATCTGCGGTCAGCCCTTGACAGTCTTCCGCCCAGTAGGTTTTCGACGTGGCACAGATCTGGCCAAAATGGAAATAGACGTATCGGATGTCGAAGTGAGCCGGTGTGTGATCTCGATTCGCCTCGTGAAACTCAACCTTGTCGACATAGTACGGCAGCAGGACACCTTCCTCGTCTTCCTGCCGACGTTCGTAGACGTGGTGATTCGGAAGTCGAGCCAGACGCTCGACCACCAGGTTGAATCCCTGGCGGACATTCCGGGCCCGCACGAGAGCGATGTTCCCACCATCACTCACGGCGGCGACCCACGTCTTGATGTCGCGAGCCATCGTCTTACACCCGCGAATATTCGGGCCACTCTCCAGCTCCTCCGCGAGCTTGAGCAGGGCTTCATTCTTCACAGGCCGGATGCTCTGCACGACGTCATCTCGGTAGTCCCATCGAACGTCTACCAGAGACGGAAAGAGCTCCTCGAAGATATCGCCGTAGCCGTCCCAGAGCGATTTTGTGATTCGGATGTCCATGCTACCCATTCTTCTCTTATAGGATTGAAATCGAGTCGTTGGCAACCTGCTGGATGATTTTCACGAGAGCCGCCTCCATCGTAATCCCAGCATCCAGACATCGTCGACGAAGAGCTCGTCGACTATTCTCCGGCACGCATCGGATGTTGATGGACACGAGCCGCTCAAGACCGCAGCAGTCTGGACAGGCCACAAGAGTTCCGGGCATTGTCTCATCCACCCCTTGACCTTGGCAGGTTGCACAAAACTTACGCTGTGACATTATACGAAACCTCTCTCTATTTTGAGTGCACCAATCGACCTTCGAGCACCCGCAACAATTCGTCGTACAGATCAATATCGCCGCCGGCGTCAGCACCACCATCAAGCACGGTCGATATCTGTGTCTGCTTAAGATGGTGAAGCCGAGCAAGATCCTCTTCTATCGTTCCACCGGCGACAAGGAAATTAACGAACACCGTCTTCTTCTGGCCGATGCGGTGGCATCTGTCGATCGCCTGCATAATGTCACCGGGCCGCCATGGAAACTCAAACAGAGCGACTTCTGAGGCAGATTGCAGATTGGTGCCGACGCCTCCCGCCAAATAGTTTGCAACGACGAATCTAGTATCTGGATCGTTGTTGAACTGGTCGATCGCAGCCTGCCTCTTCCGGCCTGACACCTCGCCGTTAATCACCACACCTTTGAAATCCAGGTTACGATGAATCGCCTCGATCGCCTTTTGATGCACGGCAAAGATGACAAGTTTCTCTTTCGTGTCAGATGACTCCGTCAAGAAACGATTAGCCCATTCAACTGGGCCTTGTAGTTTCAGTCTTGCCGTCAGCCGGATGAGGTACCCAATGCGAGTCACCTTCTCGGCCTTGGCGGCCTTCTCTACTTTGTGACTCATCGTCTTCTTCAACCAACCCAGGAAATCATTAGCCGCTTCGTCGTACTGCTCTTGGTCAACAGAACACGGCACAATACGGTATACCTTGTCCGGTAAGTCCTTGAGCACGTCTTCTTTTCGACGGCGAATGAACCCCATCTTCCTCAGCCTTCGTCCCAGCTCATCTAGATTAGTCCCGCCGTTGAGATTCCAGCCCCACGGCGTCCACCTAGGTGAGCAGTATTGCTGAGCAAAACTCCATTGTGACGGAAACTCCTCCGGCCACAATAGATTGACGACTGACCAGAGGTCGATCACCTTGTTCATAAACGGGGTGCCACTCAAGATGAAGACGTGCGGCACCCCCGCTATCAAGGCCTTGGCAGCAACTCTACGTTTCGAGGTGTGATGCGAGAGTTGCTGCCCCTCATCAAAGATCACCGTCTTGAACTTCATCCGTTTGAGGTAGCCCAGCCAGTCTTTCAGCACATCGTAATTGATGACGGTGATTGGAGGTGGCGGCCCAAATCCATGACTATGGTAGGCCGGCGGGCGTCGACCTTCGCAGATCGCTGGTGTGATTCCGAAGAACTTCTTGCTTTCGAATTCCCAGTTGTATTTCACGCTCGCCGGGCACACAACGCAGATCGGTTGCCGGTCGGGATGATTCAGAGCCCAGAAGGCTGAGGTGACCGTCTTCCCCAACCCCATCGCGTACCCCAGAATCACTCGACCTCCGAATTGATCGATGAGGCCCTGATCTTCGCTCTGGTACGGATACAAGGTCACCGGCATCTACGATCGCCTCCTCAACTCACCATCTCGGTCCAAGAGCCGCAAACCTTTGCACACAGAATCATCAAATCGAATCGACGGAATCCTGCTCAGGTACATCTCGGCCATAAACTTAGCCCAGGCTTCATCGACCACAGCCCACAACCGATCTGGGTTGTGGGCTGTGCAAAAGAGGCAGTCGCACGTCTCGGTTCCTCTGCTCATTGCAGAGCGGCCTTTACTTCTGCCATCCCGGAATTGATCCGGTCACGACCCCAACCACGCTGACGAAGGTACTCGCGTAGGCTGGAACGCCAGTTGCACGGTGTGTCTCCTTTGCCGGTGGCCACCTCGGCCAATTCGGCCGGGGCCTCGACGATCAACTGTACGAGGATGCGGGCGTCGTCACTCACCGTATCCATGAAGTCGGTGATTGAGAAAGACGACACGGACCGATTGGCGACGAAGGTGGTCGACTCACCACCTTCCGTCTTGATCGACTTGCGGCGCTCGATCACCGACACATCGGTCAACCGATTCCAAATCGACCGGACGAGCAGCGACGTGAATGACCCACGGTTATCGTCGTACCTGTCGTACACCGCCATGAAAACATAATTGGCCTCGCACACCTGCTCGTCGAAGTCACCGCGGAACCGACGATTGAACCGCTGCACGGTGTGGATAATCAATCCTCGCACGTCGTTGTAGGTGTCAGTCCGAGCATCCATTCTGTGTCTCCTTCTCTGGTGGGTTGTAAGCGACGTGTGCATTGTAACATCGTGAGCCACGGCATGCAACCCACGGTTATTGAGTCGGTCGTTTGCCGATTCCAACTGTGCAGCGACCCGGCAGGTTTCGCAGATGGCGGACTCCCCTTCGTACCGGGTCGTCAGGCGTCACCGCGCACAGCACGGCTTCTACAATCACCCTGTGAGCCCGCTGAGTTTTGCGTCGCTGAGGTCGGCGTTGTTGAGGTCAGCACCGCTGAGGTCGGCGTAACTAAGGTCGGCGCGACTTAGTTTGGCGGCGTTTAGGTCGGCGTTGCTCAGGTCGGCACCGCTGAGTTTTGCGTCGCTGAGGTCGGCGTTGTTGAGGTCAGCACCGCTGAGGTCGGCGTAACTAAGGTCGGCGTCGCTTAGTTTGGCGCGACTCAGCTTGGCGGCGCTGAGGTCGGCGCGACTGAGGTCGGCGTGACTGAGGTCGGCACCCGCCGATACCGCCATTTCAACAGCCTGCCACAGCGAATCCGCGGCACCCTCCCACAGCACCTTGGGCGACCAGCGATGTGTGATCTGGATCATGCGACTTGCTCCTGTGTGTGTCATGCGACTTGCTCCTGCTGCTTCGCGATCACTCGTTTCGTGCGTGCAATCGTCTCCGGTAGCTGAACTCTTGGCCATCGCCTGTCCTTAAATCAACTGGATGCCTTTCCGAGCGGCCAAGTCTCGCAGACTTGTTTCGGCCGCTTCGGATTTGGGAAGTTTCTTAATCACCTTTGGGAATCGGATGCCTCGCTGAAACTGTACGAGCACCACCAGATTTGTCGTCGTCTTAATCTCACCTGCAGGCATGATCGGTCTCTTCTTCGTGCTCGTCGCCGACCATCCACTCCACCACAAAGCCCGGCGGGAGATCCGACTCTTCGATCATAATCTCGAACATGGCGAGCAGGCGATCGTCCGAGACAGACTTAAGCCATCGTTCGAGGTAGACGTAGTTCCGCAAGCCGTTGGGGTTGATTTCGATGATTCGGTTAATAATCAAGTCTCGCATCATCTTCTTCTCCTCGTTTGATCTGTCGAACGTGTTACATACGTTACATTCACAACACTATACGACAAGATCGGGATTATTGCAACCGCGACTGTGCCGTTTTTGGAGATATTTTGGAAGAATTTGATGAAGATGTGGAAGGTGATGTGTCGTCTACGGTTAGAACGGTCCGTTGCTGCTGGAAAACGGGTTGTACGGAGATCCGTCCGGCCATGTCACTGCCTGATGGCTGGATAATCGATGCCAGAGCGTGACAAACCGATCAGGTGATACAGCCTGAGCAACGTGAACAAGTCGATTGCCGTCCTGGCGGATGCACATTAAATACGACCCGACCGTCTGGTAGGCATCCACTCGCTCTACCGTATCGTCAATCCGAACCTCCAGGAAATTGTCGTCTTCCTCGAAGAGGAATGACTTGACCCAGGATCGAAGCCATCGGCGGATTGTTGACATGAATTTCATTAGAAACTCCAAACATGAAACAACCCGGCAGGATGTAGACCCTGCCGGGTTTCCATTTGAGGCTGAGCTCGTCCGGCCGGACGCCGTCGATCAAAGTATACGACGGTGCTTAAGAATTTGCAGCACCTTTGTAGGTAATTTTTGAGTGCCGCAACCTAATCAGATTGGGCGCTGAAATCTGATGGAGCGTGCCTCGCGATAAGCGACGGAAGGCAATGTCGTCTCGGAAACACGGAAATGGTTTATCTGGGTTCTGCGGTTCCTGCCACTTCGTGTTATTTAGATACCCATCGCGGGCAACCGCCCCAGGCACGATCTGTACCCCACCAATCGCCCGGCTATACGTCTTCTTCACAAACCGGGTCGTGTCTGGGTAGATCAAGCCTTTTGATTCCAGATTCGATTCCCAGAATTGATCGGCTGATCCATAGTCAGGATCAATCAACACCGAATCCGGCCAAATCATTCCACGGTCGAATTCCTGGGCTTGTAGGTAGACATTATCCAGGCAACCAGGACCAAAGATGTAATCCACATCCGTAAACCAGACAAAATCTTCAGAGCTGGACAAGGCTGCCAGATTCCGACCAATCGCTCGACGGAAGAGTCCGCCCAGCGACAAATCAATTATATCCAGAGATTCGTGGAGAGCCAAAGAAAAATCATGACAAACCTGAACCGACATCGGGTCGGCATCGCTGCTCAGGCACACCGTAATCGCCACCGGGATCTTAGGCGGATGAAGAACCAGGCTGGATAACTGTGCTCGTAGAAATACCCCAAACTGGGGTAGATCTCGGGCAAAGACATGACTGACGATGCGGATGCTCATGTCTTTCCTGCTTTCTGTATCCACTCTCGAGCTTCAAGAATTTGGGCATCATCTGGATGATTTTTTCCCGAACTAATTCGATGGTCAATCCACGCTTGAATGGCAATGGGGGCTGATGCGTCTCTTTCAAGAAGAACGAACATCAGCTCATCTTCTTTTGCTCGATTCAGACAACTTCCCAAATCCAAAACTTCATCTCTTTTCATCATGTCTTAATCACCCCCCAAATCAATCCACGGTCGGTCAGAACACGATCGCCGAAGGCTTCATCGACGGCTCGCTTCACACCCCAGATACCTCGTCGATCGTTCTTCCCATCGTAGTCGTGCCCGCACAGCAGCCCACCGACCTTCACCTTAGGATACCAAGCCTGAATATCCTGCTGCACCTGTTCGTATCGATGGTCAGCGTCAATGAAGACGAAATCAAAATAGTGATCGACGACGATTACCGCAGCCTCAATACTACGAGCCTGCCAGATGATTCCCCGCTGATATCCTTCAGAATCAACACCATTTTGTCGAGCCTGCTCTCGAATCTCATTCCAAACCTTTTGCGACGCACCACCCAGCCTTTTGTCCGTAGTGAACGAATCTGACCAAATGTCAATCATATAGAGCTTAAGATAAGGAAAGGCTTGGATCAAATCTTTAGAAGCCTCACCACGGTAAACTCCAACTTCAGCTCCTCGATTAATCTCAATCGGCAGCGACTTGATTATCCGGATAAGACTGGATGTGTGCAACTTCATCGGTAGTCGTACCTTTCGTAGAGACCTTTCTCTGACGATCGGAGAGAGTCTCGAAGATGCTGCGAGCCGATGACCCGGTCAGCTACAGGTGTTCGATGTTCTAAGACCCGGCTGCGATTCAATCTCAAACAATGAATGGCCGCCCACGGTAGATCTTCGCATTTCAAAACGGACGAGGCCTGATACGCGTCGAAAATCTTTTCGACAGCTCCAGGATGATTGGTGACGGCTCGAATAAAGTCGAGCACATTAAATCCAGGCTCAATCAAAGAAATAATCTGCTTCAGCGGCAGATTATTGTTGATCGGCATAAACCTGTGTGTGCAATAGACTTCTGACAAGAACAAGAATGGGTGGCGAACCAAGCTCAATAGGTACGGCCGCCGCTCATCTGGAACACTGTACGGATTATCGCCCGTCACAGAGACACAACCTTTGCGAGCCGCCTCAAGAAACCAGGTCGTGTACTCCATCGGAGGAGCGGCAAAGTCGATACCACATACCTGAATCATCAGTCACCTCTTTGAATAACAGTCACAGTACCGATGCCGCCATTCAAATAGAACCGATCCACCGTGATCTTTCAAGAAGTCATCCAAACCAGCTTGAACATGATCGGCTTTCTTAACCCGGTTGCGGACATCGTCAAATACGAGCCACCCACCCGACTTCACTGCACGAAGACAATTGACGGCATCGTCATAAACCGGTCGACGATTATGGTCACCGTCGATAATCGCTAGATCGAATTGCTCCGCTGGCAATTGAGGAACTACATCTTGACTGAATCGCTGAATCAACTGAATCTTCTTATCCCAAGGTGTCAGATTGTGAGCCGCCCGATCTCGAACGGCCAGCATCTGCTCTGACTTCAGCTTCGTAGTCTCTAGCCAAGGATCAATCGCCACGGCTCGACTATCCGGATGCTGCAGAAGATTCTGGCAACACCACACCAAGTCCATCCCCTCGAAGACTCCGATCTGTAACATATTGACCGGCTGCTGAAGTCCGAATCGTGGGAGCAAGAAAGTCGACCACGTCGTCAGATTCCGGTACTCAAACCATCGGCGAGTAAATTGAAAATCGTGTTCCTGCTTATTTAGAGGGACTCGCATCTCAACTGGTAGCGGGTCAAATGGATACATCAATCAAGCTCCGAATGAAATCTGACGACATTTGTAAAGTATCACAGCACCTGACTTTCCGGACGATTTGGATTCGAAGAAAATGTTTCTCGAATAATGCAAATCGGGGCAAATCTTCTTGGTGCTGTCGGTCCACAGTCGAATTGCTCCAGTCAGTGCGGCTGTGACGTCTTCAAAGAAATCCCCAGTCGCCCATCTAGCCACCCCTTGCGAAGTGAGCAATCGGTCATTAGGGAACAACGACGTCTGCCGGTCGATGATTTTGGCCTTGGGCAGCTTCCAGATCTGTGATCCATTGATTTCCACAGGCCCCCACCCACTCCTGAATATAGCCCCAATTCTCCGACAGACACTTCTGGTACTCAGGCCACCACAGGTCGAAGCCCTTCTTCGACTTATTCGGCCGAACATTTGAATCGCCGTGGAAATGCCAAATCTTGACATCTGAGTCAAGTAAATTCTTGGGCTGATACCTAGGTGAGCAGTTGAACGACCCGCCTTCCATCACCGCACATTTCTTGGCAGGTATTCCAGATTTCATCAGCTCGTCGGCATAGACGTGCTGATAGGCCACCAGAGCATGAAGTACCGTTTCGTCTGCGATGAAGATATCTTTGACGGCTAGGGTCCACTGGTGCCATTGATTCAGAAACCACGACTTTGAATCTGGATGGCTTGCAAAGACTCCACCATTCACAGACGGCCACGGCTCGGCGAGAATTTTCTTCACGGCGGCCTGGTCGATAGGTTGGCGATCCAGCAACCTACGAATTCGACCTGCCGGCGAACCTCGATTGGACTGCCAATTACAAAATTGAGTCGCGGCGAATCCATGATCTTGAGCGGCGACGACGAGTTCGTCCAACTTGCCTGTAATCATGGTGTCGGCATCCAGATAGACCGTGGTGTTGTCTATCTGCTTCGACATCATTCTGATCTTTTCAATGAACTGACCGTTCTTTCCTCGGTTGTGCGGATGCCACAGCCGGGCATCTGCGTTGCACCTAGGATCAGCCGCTATCCGCACCACAGCGGGGTGGGACTCCGGGTAGGCGCACACTACCACCCGACCAGCGTACCACCTACGCAGGGTGGCCAAACTAACGGCAAGGTACGGCAAATGGGCAGGGCCGCTCATCAGGTAGCAAACTTGAATCATATGCGGTCTCGAAGGCTAGAAACTATCATCTGAATCGGCTCTTGTTCGCTCTCCGTGACATCGATCACAAAGAAGAACCCCTTTACCGGCTATCGCTTCTTCGATGTAGAGCCGAAGTCGCTTTAGTCCATGAACACGAGTTACGTCCCAGTCTCTGGGTTGTGTGTGATGAAATTGCAATCTCTTCTCAGTGGTAGTCCCACAATCGTCACAGGCACCACCTAATAATAGAATCAATTGCTCTTTCCGTCGACAATATCGACGGCGAGATTTTATAGTCGACGGTGCTGGATTGCTCACTCGTTTCATGAAGGGATGCAGCTACTGAATTGCTCTTGAACTAAATCATTACGAACGTAGATGGCATCAAACTGAGCGATCGGCGGCCGAATGGTGTGCACCCAACATTGAGTAAATCCATGACACAAAAGAAGATTGTGAACATCTTTCGGAGAGCACCATCCTGGAATCCTAGGCTTACCTGTCATCTCGACATTGATGACCTGTACGTCTTCAAGGATGTGGTGGGCCCCTTGAAGAGCCAAAAGCTCTGAACCTTCACAATCCAACCAGAGCAAGAACTTGTCTTGCTCGTGAATAGTGACAATATGATCTAAACGGACCGTTTGGACTTGGTGCCTATGCGAAGCATCCTCAAATGGAAAGACAGTAGACCCATCTTTCCAATTTGTCTTGGAATGCAGAACAGCCCAACCACTCTTATCCGACGCCGCTGCCGGTAGCAGGACTCCAGGAAAAGATTCGTCGATAGTTGTGAAGGTATCTGGATTAGGTTCTAATCCAATCAACATTGCCTGGGGCCAAGCCTCTAGAAAAGCCTGAGGCTCTTCCGATCGCACACCAACACCAACCATACAGATACGGGTAGGTGTCCAATCAATTAACTTCATGTAGTCGATCAGAGCGTTGCTGCTGCGACGTGCAATTCTAGGCAAGAGAATCCCCCACCGCCGATTTGATTTGATCTAGTCGCGAACAGTGAATCCAACCTCGAGCCTTCATGTTTACTCGATGAATCGGCAAACCACGTCTCTGAGCCACATACATCAGATAACCATCTTGCGACGGCACTGGTAGATGTCCAGGACCACAAGACATGAAAGCTTCTTGTGCCGCAAACCTAGTGAAATCTGTCTTGAAAAATCCACACCACGATATGATTCGTTGGTGTGGTAGACTAGTCGCATCAGGCTTTGGAATCATGTTCAATGGTGGGTACACAGCTAATCGTAGACCAGGATTTCGAGTAACCCAGTCATCTAGAACCTGCATCTGATTCGCAGGCTTGGTGTAGCTCCATCGATGAGCGACAATGGCAGGAGATCCGTGAAACCAGGTAGGATCAATCCAACAAGGCATTCCGGATGCGACGACGTCTAAATCGAGTTTTAGCCAATATGGAGTGCTGACATGATAGGCTGGTACGTAGACAAACCCAGACAGCATCTTTTCACGCTGAGATTCACCAAATCGACCAATCGACGGGTCGCCTAGATACGGTGCTGCCGACGGAACCGGCCAAACCAAGATATCTAGACGAGGATGATCTTGAACGATGTCTTCGATAACCTTTCGGTCTGTGCTACCATGATCGTAAAAAATAATCATGGGGTTATCGAAGATGTCTGGTTTGTGTCGCTGCCACGTAGGCCACACCAATCTCAGATGCTCGACGTGATTCTTATCTACACCCAATACGGTGGTGTACTCCATAGCCTCCCACCTTCGTCTATTCGATGGATGTCGTCATGACAAACGTCAGAGCCGTCCGTCGTCCAGTAGGTTTCCACTACCACACCAGACTCAACGACTTCGAATCGGTGAATCATATTAGGAGGCACGGGATAGCCATCCGCAGCTCGCAGCCGTTGACGACTGACGACGATTAAATCCCCGTCTGCATTGAGGCTGTATATGATGACATCGATACAACCACGAATCACCTCAAAACGATTCCACCTCTTGGCATGCCAATGCCGACTACAACAGTGTCCAGCCTCAACTCGGAGGATGGACACGGAGACGGAATTGTCAAAGAGGTGGATAACCGAACCCCAAACTTTTGCTTCTCGATCCGGCGTCATTTCTCGTACCAAGCTTCCAAGTCAAAGGGCTCAGACGGGTAATCTTTAATCGTGTCTTGAATTGCAAGCCTGAACGGAACATGAGCGAAAGCTCGGAGGCCGGATGCTGGATTGCAATTGAATATCTCTAACCCAAACTTCTGAAAAACGCCATCAGTTTGCAAGGTCTGCAACCAGCCGTTGACTATACGATATTGGTCATTATTCGAGGCTACGGCAGATGCATCTCGCTTTTCCCCGAAGGCATAGTTGTCCTTCAAACCCACACCGGATTTCATATTGAAATCCACCCCTACAAGGTAAATCCGCCGACTCCCTAGATAGTAAAGGATGCGGAGTCCGAGAAGCATGGTGCAGACAGTTTTTGACAACCCAGTCCGATTGACTCCGGATTGATGGTTACCCCAGGCGGCTGACGTCTCTGTAAAGAATGTGGCATCGGGCAGTAACCAAGATCGACGCTCGAAACCCCAGATATTGGGGCAATCTTCAACAGTCACATCTTTACCGCCCAGTCGCAATTGGCGAAACTCAGCACCCACCTTCTCACGAAGTCGACCGCGGCATCCTCGCATCTTTGGAGTGGGCACAAACTTCATGACATTTGGATCCAACCAGATTCCGTTATGGAATTTCGATGGTGGATCCGAACAAATGAATGACGAGACGGGGATCATCCCGGCCATGTTGTTCACAGCTAGAGACCAAATACCCCGTCTCGTCAAGTTCTCGAGTGGTAGGTCTTTCGCTGACGGGCCTCCGCAAACTAAGAATGATGGTCGGCCGGCCAGTAGGTTTCGAAGTGAGCTATTGGATTTACCTGTCCGATCCAGCATGGTCAGATGGTCAAGAAATCCAGATAGGTTTTGATTCAACGTCAACGACTTACGGCAGTCGGTGCACGAAGCTACCGGATGAGATTTTCCGGACTTCGTGCAACTGCCGTGGATCAGACAGTGATGGATGATCCGATCGTCAGGCGTCTTCTCTTTGGTCTCTTCTCTTAGGTAGACGCAATCCATCATTTCTTCTTGGGGATCAATTGATTTCGAACCTTGATGGAATTGCGAATAAACCGTTTGTCTTTCTCAGTCAGGCTGGCCATCCTGACCTTCACCTTGGAATGATTGTCAAGCTCCAAGGTGATCTGATTGTCTTTGAACTCGATGAATCGGCCGTGATACAGAATCACACCTTGCTTCGAATGCCAATCACGAGAGACTGGCGTCAATTTCGTGATTGGACGTCTTTCTTGGACGGCATTTCTTTCTTGGACGGCATTTCTTTCTTGGATTTCCCAGATACGCTCAGCCATCCGCTGAATCTGCCCCACACTGTAAATCTCTTCGGCTTGGGTGCTGCCGCCCAAGGCCAACACAACCAGAGCAGCAACCGTTGACTTCAACATGACAAAACCCTCCTCAATAGGACAAAACCATCCTCAACATGACAAAACCCTCCTCAATACTACGAGCACCGACACCGTCTCTGAATTTCTTATTTGACAGATCGACGCAAGGCTTCATCAAAGAGCCCATCAACTGGATTAATCCAGTTGATTTTGAAGGCCACACCCGTCTTCAAAGCCATCCCCGCAGCAGTGATTCTCTGCAACCATGAAGATTTGAGATAGGCGGCTTGCAACTTCTCGACAAATTCAGCCTTCCGCTCGATACATCTCTTGGTACCTATTCGATCCATCTCGGCGGCAACACGATTACAATCACAATTCGGTGACGGTGATACTCCGATGGACTTGAGTAGAGCCTTTAGCTCCGTCCCAGGCCCCCCGGTCAGTGCCGCACCTTTGATGATCTCTGGTCGGTCAGCGGCAGGTTGGCAGGATGCGTGAACTCGTTCCGGAGCATCTCGTGTTTCAACAACTTGACCGCAATCGAGACAGACAACGGTCGTGAGACTAATCCGCGAAAATCGGCAAGGTTTCATTCTTGGTATTTCACCCACTCGGAGTATCCTTCTCTACAATACCCAAGTCTGAACCGAATCTTGACCCAATCGATTTCAGCAACACCGTCAGCGGCGGCGCCAAATTGTGATATTGCAGTAATTCTGACGTTCACGTTCTCTATGAGTTCTGCAGCCCGAGGCTGCCCCAGAATACTACCGTAGGGAAATGTTGATTGAAACGGAGGGTCCCAAACGAATGTCGACCAATCACCTGTCACTGTCTCAGGCGTAGGGACAGGAGCTCCAGCTCCCATAGAATATCCTCCAAGAATCGTCACCAAAGGTTGGTGTAGATCGAATGAGTATCCTGGCGTAGGTGACCTAGCTCGAATTGCGAGTTGAAAGTGATTTGCATAGATATTCTCAGGAAATGCAAGAGGGAAGTCTTCAGCGTACAAATACTCCGAAGTGCCTGACGTGCCAAGAAGAACTGAAGCTCCGGTGTCATTGTCTATTGAGATTTCATTAGGATCCGTCCACGGGGGATTATCCAAATCAACTCCGATTGGTGGTTGCTCAGTGCGACCAGATCCAGCCAAAAACCACTCAGACCATTCCCATTCATAGGTCGGATGTGGAATTGGTTGAAGAATGACTGTGGTTGGTAGCGGTGGGTAATCTTCACAAGCCCTATCAAAATACTTATACAATTCAAAGACAACCGGAGCCATCGTCACACAATCGACAGCATCTCGAGCAGCTCTGTATTTGAATCCAGTCCCAGTCAATGACGGACCGACTAACTCCCAATATCCTGGTGTGCCTGAATTCCATGATAATGACCAAGCGTAGAAGAGTCCCATCGTCCAGCTACACTCACCTGAACGGCAGAGTAGATAATCTCCGATCAGTACATCACAGCCTTCAGTGAATCCTTGATCTTGGACAATAAAGGCGATGTTCTCATTCGGATAACAGGCACCTGCACCACACTGATTTATGGTGGGTGATACTTCATCGCAGCAACAATCAGGACCGTATGAATACATCTATGTCCCTGTCACTGTGATATTGACAGGCCATTCATCACATTGACCGCCATCAGGAACTTGAAGAACAAATACGTCACCTAAGACACTAACACAATTTCCTACATATCTCGCATATTCGACTGAACCACTGATGAATTTCATTGTCACTTTATTGAAAGTAGTTAGATTCCAATCAACATTACAAACAATCGGTCCGTCACAAGCAGAACCGGTTAATGACCCAATCCACGTACCCCCAGCAACACCAGAAGCAGCCCAACTACCATTAAAGACGCCACACAAGGCTGAGCAGGATGCTGAGACTACACCAGACATGGACCATGTAAGATTTGTGATAGCCGACACATCGCACGGTGTTACCGACGAATCAGAAGATGCGGAAGAAGTCGATCCAGATTGCGACGATTGTGTTGACACGTCGGAAACAGATGCGGAACTGGATTGACTAGAACTTGACCTGGACGAACTTGACCTAGAGCTTACCGACAACGAGGAAGTCGATCCGGATTGGGATGATACTGTATCCGGACAAGCTGAGGTCACATCAACAAGGAACATCCGCCCTTGGTCATGCCAATCAGCAGTTATTTCAGTACCAGCCACAAATACACCGTCCGGAATTCCAACAGCCTCCATCACCCTAACAGACGAAGTGAAGGTATCATAGAAGCCGTCACTAGATCCGTCTGACGAAGTAATGGTAAGAGTCGACACCCAAACAAGGGCGGTACCTCGCGACTCTAAATCAGTCTTAAGAACTCCCTTAATCTTTGTGTGCCCGCGTCCGTAGGCAAACCAACCCGTCGGCTCCCTTCGCACCTCTACAATTTCGTTAGGAAAGGCATACCCACTGAAATATGTCCGATCAACGGTAATAGCCTCTGTGTACACTCCAAGACTTGTTTGCAAAAACGCTGGATTCAAGGCGGTCGTTCTATTCAATCCATTAGTCACTCTTGCAAATTTGGTTGCATTCGACACACCGGTCGAATCATTTATTCCTGAAACATTACCAGGGACGAAGGCACCTCTTTGAGGATCCCACCAAGCAACAAGAACGTCACCTACAGAGAATGGATCTCCAAATTCGGATGCGTCCATACAGAATGATTCGTCGTCGGCATTCGTCTTCCACTCATTATCATCGGTGTCATAATATCGCATCCGGACTTGATAGCTGGCACCTTCACAGTCCCACCCATCGGAACCTTCTGAGGATGAAAATGAACCAGAAGATGCAGACGAAGCCGACGATGCGGAATCAGAACTCGACGAGGACGAAGAATGATCGGATTCTTCTTCAATCTGAATACCAACCACAATCACAATTCGTTGATTGTGAGGTGACGGTGCTAATGGATGTCCACCAGCCATGGAAAGAAAAGAGCTGCCAGCTCGGTCTCGCACCCAGCGACCAGCTCTGTTCAGATTGTTGACGTGCTCAGCAGAGAGCTGGTCACCCGGCTTCTTATCTGGGAATGGTTCTGCCATTTTACGAACCGATCTGGAACAAACCATTCAAATCACGGGATTCAAACACCTTTCGAGTACCGTCAAGGGTAAGGGTCTCCCACCCGGTACCGGAACGCCAGAAATCATTATGAGTCCGCAGAACACCACCCCAAAGGATCCGTTTTTCGAGGAACTTCATCTCAACCGAAACGGGAGGAGTTCCTATCTTACCATCTCGCCAGGTGTACGATTGTTGGTAAGAGTACCCAGCAAACAGAATCGTTTCCGGTAGAGCTGCGAAGAGAACTGGCATGGCGGTACTATTCACCATCCCCATCCCCCAACGAAGGCGGTAGATCAGGACGTTCTGGAAATAATCAAATGGGATCTGTGACCACTTGACAGTCCATTCCGTCTGCGGAACTGGAAGGATGATGGGGATCGTCGGATCTTTGACGGCTACCTTTTTCTCAACCACAGGCTTTTGCAGCCGCAATTCTTCAAACGGAATGTCACCCTCGTTAGGTACGTTCGTCTCAGGCAGAGACTCAGGGTTCTTAGTCTTAGGGATCCACTTACCTTTCGGTGCCGTCGTAGTCAAGTAATCGCCCGTAGCATGCCCACTGATCTCTAAGAATGTTTTCGGGTCGTCGGCCTTAGGATCCTGCGAGGCCTTGGGCTGGCCATAATCAACAGAGACTTGAATGACTGGGTAATAGGTACCTGCCGGAGCAGACGGATCGAAACCGAATGGGTCAGCCGGTTTGCCGTCGTCGAATTGTTTGAAGGTGACGTTATTGGCAATCAATCCCGGCAAACCTGGAAGCGGTGTGCTCTGCGGTACCTCAATCTCACCAATTCGAATAGGGTTTGGAAACATCTCCAGCATAAAAGAGACTATATCACTACTTCGAATCAGGTACTTGACAGTAACCTGGGCTTTCTCAGGGGCAAACGAACCTTCAATTCCGAGATATTTGACGGCAAGCCCGCCGGAAGTTCGCATCCGCCACAAACTAGGATCGTCGAAATTAGAAGCCATTATTCCAATCCTGGTTTGGGTGCATCTTTAACGGCTTTGATGAGCTCGTCTTGCTTGTCGTTACCCAACTTCATCAGTTCGACTTGCTGAGCACCATGATCTTTCGTACCTAACAAAGAATCTTGGATTTTATTGCCAAAATCCGAAAAACTGTATCGACCGGTATTGAGCATAGCCTTGGTAGCTTCCGGGACGACGGCCGCTGGCCCACCCGGAGCTGCTGGGTCGGCAATCATTTGGTCTGCCGTCAACTTCGTGTTCCGAGCACCCTTCATCTTATCCCACAATTCTTGGATATTTTTCTTTGTCGTGTCAATCAAATCCTTATAAGGATCTCCAGGGGGTTTGTAGGCCGCCTTGTAAGCCTTGGCCGCTTTCTCTCCAATAGGTCGGAGCTTGGTGTCCACCTTGGCCATCTCTTCGTTCAGCTTGGCGAAAAAAGCGTCTGTGAAATCACCCCCAGCGAACTTGGTTTTGATTCCTTCCCACAGGGCAATGAAGAGACCTTTAATGGCTTGAGTTGCCGCGACGAATGGTAAGACCAGATTGTAGGCCGTGTCTTTCATTATCTGCACCATCGCGAATGATGACGCAATCACCACGGCCACGATAGAATCGTAGGCATACACCATACTCGACGTAATCTGGAGAGCAGCCAAAGCCACAATCAACTTCATCATATCCCAAGTCATCGTCCAGTCGGTCACCAGAATCGCCAAGCCTTCCAAGAATAGCGATATAAAACGAAGAGCGACACTTGCCATCACGATAAATCTTTGAGCGAAAAGTTCACCGGCTCGGCCAACAAGGCTTATAAACATCTCAAAAATTGAAGAAGCCTTATCTCCAAATTCTGTCAACAACGACATGCTGTTTCTTACAACTTCACTCCACAAACTCTTGATGTAGAGTAAATTGGCTTCATTGTCTTTCCAGAACTTCATCAAAACATCATAGGCTGGACGAGCAGCCTCGATCAATCCATCCCAGACCGCATTGAAGGCTTTTTGGACGACTACATAGTCTTTTATCATCCCAATCAAGAAACCAATCGCAGCTCCGATTAGAATGATGACGGCCCCGACCCCTGTGCCGATGATGACTTTCCGGATGGTCAGTCCAAGAAGATTCAAGACGACGATTAAGCCGCTAACCGCACCACCCAGCATGGCCACGGCCGTCGCACCTACAAACGCAAAGGATACCGCAGAACCACCTATTCTGACCACAGTTTCAACGGATCCAGCCAAGGCAATGAACACCTGCGTGAGGGCTTTCACAGCCGGTACAAGCGGCATCACCAAGATGCGGGTTGCAATATTACGAGCATCAGAGAGAGTGCTATTCAAGCCTAACAGAGTAGTGGACTGCTTTATCATCGCGTTGGCAAATCGGCCACCTTCTTCCGTCAAGCCCTTCATAATCTTCCGGAAGTCTTCAAACTTGACTTTTCCAGATGACAGCATATGCTCAGCCACTGTGGTAGTGACCTTATAATGCTTCGCGATGTCTTGCAGTGAGATGATTCCGCGGGTGCTGAGCTGACGAAAGTCTTGAGTCAGCAATTTACCCACACCGCGGACTTGGTTGAAAACCATGCCCAGAAGTTGAAATTTCTGGGATGTACCACCGGAGGCGTCGCCCAAGATTTTCAAGGTGCTCATCAGCTCATCACCCCGCTCACCAAACTGGATGAGGCCTTGAGTGACTTGAAGAATACCGGGCATCTCAAAAGGAGTTTCGACGGCGAATTTCGTCAGCTTCGCCAGCAGTTTCGATGTCTCTTCGGCTGACCCAAGAAGCGTTTCCATTTCAACGGTAGTCTTCTCGAATTCCCCAGCCGCTTGCAAACCTCGATTTATCACCCCCCTTCCAAACATGGCAAAAGAAGCCAAGGTGCTAAAGATTCCGGAAGTGATATCGCCAAGAGCTTCCTTGACCTTGTCCTTGGTATCTTCTAAGTCACCAGGAAGTTCAGTCGAGTCACCACGGATGCGGATAAAGGCTCTGGCTAGTTCAAGTCCCACGTCGGCGCCTCTTTGATCGTTCTTCTCGTTCTCGAGCTCGTCGCTCTTGCTGGGATTTTAACTCAGCTTGCCGAGTCTGCTCAGCTCGTTCTCGGATTAACTGAACCTGACTCTTACCACCCACCTTAGCATAGAAAACGGTTCCGTCTTCTGCTCGACCTTTGGCTCGGCCATCCTTAGAAGTCGGCACGGACTCAGGATCTATTGATAGCGGTCGATTTCCTCGCAATCTACTAGAATCGACCAGCAGCATATAAATCATGTCGAGAGTCATGTCACCGACTTCTCGAGGAGTGTACGCTCGACCACCTTCCCAAGGATTCTCGCACAGAGCTCGAATATGACGTGGTGTTATTCCACAGAGCAGATCTTTGGTCGGTGTGGACTCTTCTTCTCCAGATCTGTCTTTAGAAGAGAGCCCTACCCATTTCCCGGAGCACTCATCCGTTCAAGCTCTTGAGAGAGCTGAATCATTAGGCTAGGATTGTGACCCAATTCTCGAGCCACCTCTTCACGAGACACGCCATTACTTCGGTAAGCCACCCAGACGAAGGTAATCATGCCATCCATACAACCGGTAATCCACCAATTAGTGTACGGAATCTTAACAGGCTTGGGTGTGTGCCCCGTCATCGCTTCATATTCAGGCACTCGCAACATCTTGTTGTCGAGAAGCCCGGCGATGACTTTCTTGCACTTCTTCTCGTAGTCCTTAACGGTAGGGCTCAGATCGAATTCGATCTTACCTTTGAGCCACTCCAGAACCTTTTCGTTGAAAACCATCTTCTCGGAGTCAAACGCGTCTTTAAATGGTAGGTCCTCGACACCCCACCGAGCCGCTTCTTCCATTTTGCGTTCAAGGATGTCCATGCCCTTCTCACCCAATGAGGCCGCATTGTCTGCGAAGCACTCAAGGTACGATTTCCGGTAATGTCGGAGACACTCCCGTTCCACCTCAGTCAACTCGACCAACGACAACGGACGGAGCTGACAAGCCTTCCCATTGATTGTGACTGTGGTAGGGGATGGAGCCCCAACAATCCGAGCGACGTCTTCCGACATGGTTCTTCTCTTTTCTTCTCTCAGGCAAAGTCAATCACGCCCCAACCACACTCAACGGGAGTTAGGCAGAGGCGTGATTCCACAGAACTACGATTTCGAACTTTACGGCAGTGTCTCAGTCGGTGCATTGTCTTCGCCAGGTGCGTAGTAAATGCCGTCAGCACCCCAACTGGAGTTCCAGCCGATGACCGTTTCGCCGTCAATGTCGACTTCCATCTTGAAGTCCAGACACAAGGCTCTCGGAAACACCCAGTACAAGGTCAGGTTGTCCATCCACAGGACGGCCTTAGCGATGTCTTCCGGTTTGAACAAATCGAATTGCTCAGCGTTCGTCGCATACACACCTTCTGCATCGAAGGTTGCGTCTTTACGCCCGGCAGCCCGATTGGTAAAACCGCCAGAGTCTGAATCGCCCCATTCGCTCTTTGATGCCAGTGTCCTGCTGACGGCCCACTTCTTCGTTCGAGCGACTTGGGTGCTCTCGACGACGAATTTGCCGAGTCGCCCTGTCTTGGTATTTTCGGATGACATGGCATTCCTTAACTGGTAGAGCTAGACGATGAACTACTTGACGAGCTTGGCGATGAACTACTTGACGAGCTTGATGATGAACTACTTGACGAGCTTGATGATGAACTACTTGACGAGCTTGATGACACACTACTTGACGAGCTTGACGAAGAGGACAGCGAGCTCGACGAACTCGAGGACGAACTGGATTGCGATGACGGACTTGACGAGCTTGATGACACACTACTCGAAGAACTCTCATCCTCATCATGTCGACCAAATAATGTGATCTTGTATGTGAGATCGCCACCACTTGCGGTCAGTTTGAGATTCTTATGCGTCGCGTCCAGCACAAAGCCTGGGTCACCGGGCTGCTGTTTAAACAAGGTGCCTTGTCCACCCAAGGCACCTGTTGTCGCTACCGTATGGGTACCCAAACCAGCCCACCCATTAGCAGCACCAGGTTCAACTTCAAGGTAGCCAGCCACCGTTCTAGCGTTTTCGTTGCTGACGACAATGGCTACAATTTCAGCAATCGGATTCATGGTCTGGCCGACGATGTCGTTGCCATCACCAGCACCAAGATTGATGCCGGTCATGGTAGACAGGTCAATTGTCTCACTCGCTCCGCTGGCCAGCTCTGCCTTGTACTCCCAAGCCCGATTCGCTTCTCCGGAAGAAACTCCATCCGACAACGACGTATCGACGGTGTGACTGATAGCCCCAGAAGCGACGCGAGACGTGTTGAACGTCATCGCATTTCGGACCGTCCCAGTCAACGCCAGACTGACCTTTGCATTCGACAGCGAACGAGTCATTGCAAATTCCTAGGCGCGAACTGGAACATCTAAACGGAACGCGTACATCAACTTCCACGAGAAATTATCGTCTTCAATCCTGATCGGCAGCTCATTCTCATAGGTACATTGAAGAATGTAACCTTGAGTGAGGTCTGGGAAATTCGCTGGGGCTGCGGTAGGGTGGCCCCCAAACACCTTCATAATCTCATCAACAAGATCGGCGGCTATTGCCTTGGCCGACAGAGCCACTCCGCTCATTTTTCTAGTCTGGACGGTAAAGCTCCAAGGTACTCGCCGAATCTCTCTTCGACCTGGATTCCCTACCCCACTAGACATCCTTGTTTCCGTATCTCCTTGAGTTTGCTCAAAGACACAATACGGAAACGGCTGTAAAGGCCCTGCCAGTTGATCGTGCAGAACAGCGAAACCTAATCTTTGAGCCGCCGTCCAATATGAATTGAATTCTGTATTGAGTGTCGATGCATTCCAGATCGAAGTGACGGCAGTGTGAAGATCGGCGGTGCTGGTCATGCGATCGGCCCTGATAGGATCCGCATCACCTTAGACCGTTCTTCATTGAACGTTCGCAACAGAAACGAACGGTTCATTTGAAGCTCGAGCACGACAGCATAATCCAGTGGTGTTCCGATAAACCCATCGTAGAACCCTCTAACAGGTTCGTCTACTCCACTGAATAATGATTTCATCAACTGCGTCAAATCGGCCCGAGGAAACTCTCCAGGCTTCGACCTCTCAATAACTCGTGATCGGGAAACCTTCTTGGCCTTACCAGCCAGGTTAACAGTCCCGTCCGAGTTTAATGGCTTCTCGTGTCTGGTATAGACTTGGCGGACAACTGGGATTGAGACGTTGCTAGTGATCTTGGAATGGACCAGCTCAACTGCCAACTTCACTCTCTGTTTAAGAGTGAGATTGACCTTGTCACAAACCTCGTCAATGAACCACTCAATCTCGACGGCTCGGGCTCCAGCCTTCGCTGACCTACGAGCCCGAGCAGTCTCAACGGCTTTACTGTAATCGGCCATCACCCACCGGCACGGACAAGATTCTGCAACCAATCGTCCCAATCAGCCTCGAACACCGGCTGCTGATTTGCGATACGAGATCCTGGGTTGAGAAGGAACTTACCCGGCAGCATGTCAGTATCCGAGTCATCCGGAAGTGAGCCGTGCTTGAGGGTTGCCTCATTGCTCTTCACCAGAGCAACCATCTCACGTACCAGCGTCTTGATTCGATGAACATCCAAGTAGGCATCGAGTTTCGGGACTCCCTTGACAGCCCCATTCGACGAGCCCATCTGTTGCCGAAGGTACCGACCAATCGCCAATTGAAGTTCCGGATCATCAACCAACGGATCAGAAATCTGATAAGCCAACTTGGCTGGGTTGACGGCGAGGATCATTCCAGGCACTTCCGGAATCATCGACAATGTGCGGGCCTGGTCAAGCGGAATTCCTCGAGGGCCGGGCCGCATCGCCGACACCGTCGATCGCAGCCGGCATCCAGGAATACTCTGGATGTAGAGATCCGACATCCTGGGATGGTTGGCTTGGATTGCAAACGGAGCTACGATAATGCCACCTGCCGTCTCTGTCACAACTAATGCCATGTTTTCTTCTCTCTTTTCTTCTCTCTATGAATCTGGTATCTTCTCATTCAAAGACACCCGGCAGAGGGGAGAAGAATTTACCCTCTGCCGGGTGGTTGCGAGCTAGGCCAGCCTAGCTACGAATCAATTACGCAGGAGCCGTCGACGTCACTGCGGCAACGGCTCCACGTTCAAGCTGACCACCGTATCGAGCCATGGCCACCATCAGCATCTCGTTGTTCCGGATAAGCGTATCGCCTTCCGTCGAGGTGCGGATGGTAAACCCACGCCGCCGGTACATCCGGTACCGAGCCAGAATCGCGTAAAAGACCTTGGCATTCGTCATGCTCTCGTTGATCTTGTACGGGACGCCCATCCATGAGTAATCGCTGTAATCCGTCACACCGCCGATTGTGGCTTGGCTTCCACCAAGTCGACGAGCGTCGGACGAACCGACGGGAATGGCACGAGCTCGCATATAGCTCGTTTCCGTTCCACAGAAGACCGCGGATGCCTTCGCACTTCCCTTGTGCTCCGGCTTGGCAACTCCGAATCGAAGTGATTCATAGTTACCGAGCGTCGTCGTGCCGCCGAAATTGATGGACGTCGTTCCGGCCTTGACCATGATACCTTCTGGCTGGGTCGTGCCGTTTCCGGTCGCAATCACGTCGTCCAAGTCCTCCAGCAGCCGCTCACCGTATTGCTCGGTGATATGGGCGTTGAAGTCGATGGGGGTGTCGCTGAGGAAGTCCAACCCAATCCGAATGGCACCTTCCCACCGGAAGATTGTGGTGTCGAAAGCCGTGACGTATGAAGCGGTATTGAAGAGCGTGATGGCCGTGTCGTCGACACCACCCCAGCTCGACGTAACCGTTCCCGTAGCCACGCCTTCCACGCGACGACCGCGATCAAGCGGCTTGGTGTTGACCCACGGGTAGAGCTCGCCGTTGAGCAGAGGAGTCTGAATAATCTGGTCGTCGAAGACGATAGGGGCAGCCTCAAGGCCACCACTCGTCGCATCGTCGATCAGGGCCTTCTGCTCATGCGGAGTCAACTTGCGACCCGCAATGTCAGCAAACTGACCACCATCCGTCGACCCACCCCACTTCTCATTGTCCATCGCCCATAGGAGGAGATCACGACTCTCTTCCGGCATGGACATGAAACCGAGGGTGCGACTCTTCTTGATGGCCACGTTGACGATGAACTGACCGTAGGCTCCGGCGACGGCCTTGTCCCGCTCGGACGAATTGTCCAGCGGACGGGCGAAGCCGGTCTCATTGTAATCCGTCATCCGCTGACCAGCCAACGGATGAGCTCGTCCCTTGGACGTCGTCGACGGATAGATGGCCGCCGACTTGGTGCCGTCGTATTTCTCGACAACACTCTTGACGCGAACCGAGAAGGACTTCTCCTCGCCATCGTCGCCATCATCGTCGTCGTTTGCCGAACCCATTCCAAGACGGGTAACCATCTTTTCCAGGTTTGTCCTGGGCTGCTTGGTGGCCTTCGTCGCAGCCTTGCCACCCTTCTTGCTCTTGGTGGCCGGCTCTTCCTCTTCATCGTCTTCCTCTTCATCGTCCTCTTCGGAATCCTGCTCCAGACTTTTCCGAATGGCCGCCAAAGAATCGCCGAATCCCTTGAAGAAGCCCAGCATCGAGCCGGCCTCAGCCTCGCTCTTGGTCGTCACGAGTTCTTGATATTTTTCCGCAGTCAACGAACCGTCTGCAAACGCCTCGCCGGCGGCCGCACGAAATTCGTCGTCGGTTGCGGTCTCTTTGGCTCCGCAATTGTCGACAAGGAATTTCTTCAACATGGCTGACAGTCGCACGAATGTGCTCCTTTCGTATCAGCTATAAAATCTGGGATTGCTAAAATTACCGACCGCCGGTGAATCAATTCAAACCCAGAAGTCCCTGCATTTCGGCAGCTACCTTTTCGTTGGTCTCAACAGTCTTAAAAGCGACCAACGATGTGGCCATCCGTTCCCGTTCCATCTGAGTAGACTTGGCGAGGAACACGGCCATTGCCTCTGAGGCGGTGTAGGTTCGTTCGGTCGGGGCATCCATAACCTCCGCCGAGTCAATCACTTCTGATACCAACCTATGAGCTTCCTTGGTCATAGTCTTCCCACCACGGGAAAGTAGAGCTTCTTTATTGTAGACTTCTTCGAGATGGTCGCGGGCTGTGGACAACTTGCCCTTATTGGAAGAGCTGATTACCCGACCAGCCTTGGCACCCTTCTCAGCAGAAGCCTTGTATCCGCATTTGGAGCAGACACCGTCTTTCATCGCCCCGTCACATTCGGGACATTTCATTTCGTCGCTGTCGGCGTCTTTCGATTCTGAGGCTTTGTCATCTTCTTCGACTCGTGGGCTTTGTTGTTCTTCTTTTGGTTTTTGCCCACAGCCGCATTTGGTTTCTTTGGTGCCATTTTCTTCTCCACCGGATTTGACATTGATGTTGAGAGTGATTGGCAAACCCCCTGCAGAAAACGCCGGCCTCTTCTCTTTGATTTTGCGACCCATCGTTTTCACGATCGGAGATTTCAACTGGCCTTTCGAAACCAGGTCGAGCAGGATCTCTTCAGTCTGAGCATCCACGTTCGACGGCACGGTCACCAAGGACCACTCCATAATTTCGAACGATTTGATGTCAAAACCAACAGCAGCCTTACCGCCCGATTCTTGTTTGTTCTTGACGAAGTCGATCGCCCGAAATCCATGACTGAACCGGCCCATCTTATTCTCGATCATCACAACCGAGTCGTGGGCTAAATCATTCACATCCACAATCGCAGAGATCGACGACAATTTCCGTGCCGTGTGTTCGGCTACTGCCAGGTGCTTACCGATCGGCAAGGTGTGGGCATGGTTGAACAATCCACACATATTCGGGTCAGGCTTCGCACCTTCCGTTCGCAGTATGTCGCCATCCCGATCTTTCGTCGGTGTGGTGATGACGTGCTTGAATACCAACAGCGTATTCTTGGGCAGCTCAATTTCTGACCCAAGGGCAGATTTGAAAGTCTTGAGGCTGGCGGAGAGATCCAAGGCATCTTCGCGGATCATCTCTTGATTGTGATAGGTCAGCGTCTTGGCCGCCTTCCGCATCACATCCGTCCAGCTATCCGATCTGGTAGAACCAAAACGGTAGCACATCTTCGAGCCGCAGCAGTCCTCGATATTCTTCGTGAACCGGTCTGCCGTCTGGATTCCGTAACCAAACGGATTATCCTTCTGACGAAAGCGGACGTCTTGCAGCAGCTCTTGTAAAGTCATTTCAGTATCCAAGCTCACCTAGTTGATGTCGCGGCCACCAAAGAAATGAGCGTTCAGTTTCGTCACATCATCGCTCTTGACAAACCGAATTCGAAGAAAATCTTCGATAAGAAACTCTTCGGGGGCCAATCCAGCCTGCAAAATCATCCCGCTCGATGCACCAGGCTGAGTTCCGTCCATCGTATAGTTGACGTCCCCGTCGCCTTGAGCCTGCAACATCACCCCAGACGCATTCTTGGGGATGTCGAAAGCCGAAGCCGTTTGCACGGCCGGCAAGGTGCAGTCTGCTTGTTGGTAGGACAGGAACATGGATTGGTATTAGACCCCATCAATTCGGTGCTGAGCCGTGGCTTGCAAGGCTTGCAACTGAGCAACCCCGTCAGCATCATTCATTTGAATGCGACTCAACCAATTGAGAAGAGTCCCCATGTCAGAATGATCGCTACCGTTCGGAATACCCGCCACGACCGCTTCCGGAGTCGGCTCCAAGCCAAGAGCTTGCATCTGCTCCAGACATCGCCGGTTGAGATCCTTCACGCGGTCAAGACTCGACATCTTGAGATATCGAATGACACTATTGAAACCCTGCTCATGCAAGGCAACGGACTGATCGGGCTGACGCATCGCCATTCACATCCCCTAGGATTAGCTGCTCGAACTCGAGCTACTGGATGAGTTCGATGAGCTACTTGAATTCGACGACGGCGAGGAACTGGATACCGAGCTCGACGACGAACTGGATACCGAGCTCGACGACGAACTGGAACTGGACGAATCACTGGACGAACTCGAAGAGCTCGACAAGTCTTCCGTCGCGTAAACTCCAAATCCCGTCGGCAGTGCCGGGCCGGGGAATTGAAGCTCGGACGTGTTGAATCCAAGAACCTGAGTTCTGGATACTTCACCGGTCGTCTTCGTGTCCGTCAGAAGAGCCTGCCAGATGGTGTTGATCGGAAGAGCGACGACGGCACTTTCTGCGTCGCCGGCCAGGTCGTCGTCGTACTCGGCTGAGATGGGGAGCACATCCCCTGCTCGGTCCATTCGGCGGACGACCAAGTTCCGAGATGTCAGGCCAAAAGGTGTCCCTAGAGCGAACGTCACGTTATTCTTGTGGGCCATCTCTCGAAATCCTTCGGCAGAGTCGACAACAAAGTGATTGATATTGACAGTAGCTGGCTCTTCATATTACCACAATACCTATCCAAAAGATTCTACACGAATCTGGCAGATAACCTACACACCTCGAACTGCGATCTCCTTACCAGCCCACTCACGAATCTGATCTGCTTTCTTGTCTAGGACAGACGATTGACAGATCACCATCAATATATCTGTCGACACCAAATCGATCACGGAACAGTCCAAGACTATCCTAGGACTACCGCCAATCTTAATGTCTTCTGGCCCGGCCAGTCTCTCAGTCTTAAAACGTTGTCGAAGAATCGTAGTCGTCAAACAATTGACAACCAACAGCCGAACGTCTTCTCCGAGGAATCGACGAACCTGTCGATACAGATTGCGATATTGATCTCGGGTCAAGTCAATACTAACCCGAGCCAGAATCCTATCTCCAGGATTTACCTGGAGCTGTGAATTCAAATCGCCTAATAATGGAGATGTCATCAGTTTCTCCATTCCGGAATTGGTAGCTCTTGTCCAGTCAGATCCCCCTTCACTCTAAGAGTCCATTCGGCCACTCTCGGCATCGCCTTCTTCTCATCAAGCGTATGCCGTCGGTCTCCCTTTGCATGGCGGACAGCCAAGGTCCGCCACAACAGCATGTCGGAATCCAAGTCTTTCGGAATGTTGAGCGGCACCTTCCGAGCCTTGAGATAATCCTTGGTAAGTTGAATGAATCGGGCTTTCAACTCTTCATTGAAAGTAACCGTGTCAACATCCGATGGTCGAAGGAAATCTTTACCCCATCGACCCTCACCTCTACTCTTCGTTGCTGACATTGTTCTTCTCTGGTGTTGAGGATAACGTCAAGGCTTCCTGCTGGGCTGGAGACATTCCAATGAATATCCCAGCGTATCGATTGAAAATGGCATCGAGCTGCCACTCCCACTGCTCTTTGAGAATTCCGGGTGTGCTGGCGTAGGTGTTCAAATCCAACACCTCACCATACAACTTCAAGACACCGTGCCTCACCCTCTCCATTGGATCAGTTTCAGCAGACCCTGTCCACTTGGCAACGAATCCATCTATTCCACCAGGTTCGTTCCATCGACGAAGAGGCTGATACTCAGAAACCTTGCCAAGGAATATCTTGGCGTATTTGGTCATGACCGAATTGAGGATATCTTTCTTCGCGTCATCGGTCTTGGCGGTCAGCATTCGTTCCATGATGTCGGAAATCGCTAACCGAAGAATCAGCTCAACGGTGCGTCGGTCTCCAAGATAGTACCCGCTCTTAGACGCATCCAATGCAGGTGTGAAGAGGACTTCTTTTTCTAAATCGCGAGGCATGACTAAACCTTTCTGTCCAGACTATACGACACAGCCCAGACAATCAAGGTGGGCAGCATTGGTTATCTTCTGTAGGAAGAATTACAGCGTGGACTAATTTGGAGCCGTAAACCCCAGGCTCAACCTTAGTCACCATAATCCGTTGATTCGGTGCCAAAAGAATCTCGTCCTCGAGCTTGAACCCACTTACATTCTTTACCGGCAAACCTTTCACACCAGACCCTACCTGCATGATAAGACGAATAGATCCATTAAATCCATCTCTTTCAGAAAGCGACGTGCTAAGAATACCTTTGTCCGTCATCACCGTGCCTGGTTTAACATTATCCCACCCACCCAGGTCCTTGTGCGATCGTTCCAGTCTAGTACCAACTGGAATAGACACTCCGCTCTTGATGATTTTCTGTGCAAGAGCTGCGGCTTCACCTGTGGGTTTACTCTCTCGCAAAGAATCATTCATATCATGGTAACCAATACCTGTATAATACTGGACGTGAGGTCTAAGATCCAGACTAACAACTACAGATTCACCGTCGTTGTGTAATTTAGCCTTCACGTCTGGTGATGCATACTGGCTCTCACTATAACCTTCTTCGGCCACCGACACCGACCCAAGAACATTCCAGTATCCAATCTTAGATAGAACTGGTGACTTCGCCGAGGGTGCTGCGGCTACTATATCAGCGAAGTCTGGGACTAGATATTTCTGTGGTGGTGAGGGATTCAACTGATCGGCGACGGTAGACGTTAATTGAGCTTTCCAAGCCTGAACCTTAGGAGACGCTGATTGAAGAGACTGAAGCCCAGCCAAATCTCCGGCCGCAGCCATATCCCAAGCCTTCGCCACCGTAGCTTGATTCTCTGCAACCTTGGCGAAGTCTTTCGAGGAAAATATCGGAGGCTTTAGAAATTTCGATGGATCAATCTTTAGGGTGGTGAGTAGATCTGGTGTCGGCGACGGTGTCACCTTACCTGGAATCTTCGTGTGCGGCTCGCCACCACTCTGCATCGCGGCAATCACCTGAGCTTTGTACTCAGCCAATTTCTTCGGATACGGACTGGTAGCCTCCATGTTGACTTTGACGGCTTGGTGGACCTTATTCACGTCTCCAGTCTTAGACGCCTCGTAGATCGCATTCATCTTCTCCTGCCAACTCTGAGCAGACTTCGACGTCAATGCTGGCGGCGGCGGTACCGTCATAGCCCCACTCTTGGCCGCGGCCTTAGGTACTGCTGGTGGCGGATCGTTCGCCTTGGGCTGCAATACCTTCTTCATGGCCTCACCCATGTCGATCAAGCTCTTCTTGCGGTCAATCAAGGTATTGATTAGAATTGCTTTCTCGACAGTATTTCCAGGACCGTATTTATTTACCAGTTGATTAATGGTCTGGTCGTCGATATTCTTCAGCTTATCAATCGATTTGACGAGCTGCTCCGGTGTCATATCTCCGAACACCTTAGCCATCGACGGATTGATGTCTGAATTTCGCATAGCGTTGAATTCGACGGTGGCATCTTTTTCGAATATCTTCTTACCACTACCACCCATCCCTGAGTAAGCCAATGACCCACCAGCGTCGACCAACACCGGCTGCCCGTCAGCAATCCGGATATTATCCATCGGATTCTCTGACCCAGCCCCGACGGCGTCTCGATTATTCAACCAGGCATGAACGGCAAAGTCTTCGGCCGCCGCTTGTCTCGTGGATGGATCCTTCCAATTGGCTTTCTGAGAATCCAGCCAATCTGTAGCCACAGAAATCTTACCGTCAATGTCTACGATATGACCGTTTACAGCCTGGGCACCAGCCGCCGCATATAACTTGAGAGCCACCACTTCATTGAGAGCTCGATCAGGATTGTCTGGCTGCTTCACGTAGAACTTTTGACCACCCATCTCATAGGTGCCGCCCTTTTCAGTCCCTAGCTGAGGGCCGGTCTTTACCCAATTGGATCCGGATGAGACTCCAGGCGCAGTTGTCGGTACTGCTCCGGCGGGTGGTTTGTTGGCTTGAGAATCGACTTCGTCTTTGATTGTTTGATAGGCTTTGGAATATAAAGGATCAACCTTCAAGTCATGCAATTTCTGAGCTGTGTCCAAGGCCGTAGTGTGGTCGCCACTATCCATCATCTTCTGCAACGATTTAAGATTGGCTTGATGGTAGGAAGAAGCCGCACCGACCCCAGTTGGTATGTTAAGAAGGTTCGTCTTGGATTTACCTGGACTACACGTCGGATCCACTCCACCGCCCGGCCCCGTCGGACAGAAACTTTTAGTCGTAATGTCGTTGTATTCTTGTATCAATTCGTCGGCGGTGCTATTCGTCATTCCGAATTGAGAGACGATCGTGCAGAAACAATTGCATCTCTGGCTAGCCGGTAACCGCACATCACTCGGCCATCGAATCTTAATCCCAGCCAACACCCAAGTCCCATCACTCGCCGCCGGCACACCGTCTAGATGAGCATGTTCGTCTCTTGTCGTCTTACTCAAGACGGACAGCCACACCTTCTTAATGACATCGGCCATCCCTAGTTCGTCGATGAGAGCATCCATCGACTTCGACCGAGCTCCGTTGAGTGCATTCCCAGACTCTGTGCGAGCGATATTCAAACCGCGGGTCATCGGGTAATCCGACCCATATCGCTGCAACATCGTCTTCGCCGTCTCTCGAGGAGCCATTCCGTCTGTGATGGCCTGCTCAAGAAACCCATCAATATCCCCATCCGTCGTATCATTGATTCCAGCCCAGTAGGGTTGGTTGAACGACTCCTGGAGATTTGATTTGATTGCATCTTTCATCCACGGCGGAAATTCCGTAGGGACGCGGATAAAGACTTCACCGTAAGGTGTTGGTAGAGGGTAGTCTTTGAAATGCAATTCTCGAGCATCAAGATAATCTGATGCTGTTGATGCCTTGAATCCAAGTCGACTATAAGATTTGATCTGAGACCGCATCTCAATGGACTGAGCCACCATCGCCTTGCAAGCCGCTTCTGATAACGGCTTGGCGACAGTCTGGATGAGCTCTAGATCCCAATCTCGTGGGTTGAAGACCTTCGGTGCTAGTCCCTTAACAGATTTAGATTCGCCGCCAGCCTCAAAATCCTTTGCCGACGAAATCAGATTCTTAGAAGCATCAACAATCTGACCTCGAATGAATCCAGCCACCCGAACAGACAGATCATCCTCAAGCTCTTTCTGCTGAGCTTGGAAGACGGAGACTGCAACCTTTTTCTGATAGATTGCAAAGGCTCGCTTCTTCTCCATCTTTACAAATGAAGAGAAAGCCGACTCCAGATAACCCAGAGCGTCTTTCAGATAACCCAGAGCGGCTTTCGCTCGCTTCTTGTTTTTGGTCTTCAACTGCACACCTTTACCATGGTGAAGACTACCTACCATCTACCGTAAACGGTAGATCTGCACACCAACTGACCACGGCACCCACCCAGGTCAAGGTGGGTGTGTAAGCCACCTACGCAGATGTCATCCCTTGTACGCATTTCAGAATAGCCTGACCACTTCGAAACCCACCCTCATCAGGTTGGTCCCAATTGTCCTCGTCGAATCCTTGATCCTCTGGATTCTCAACAGGCTCTTTAGGTCCAGTCCCAGCAATCTTCTTCGCGATGTCGTCAGCCAAGCCTAAGGCTGTAAGAATCGCCGTAGCCTGTTCCGGAGTGAGCTCGCCTTTTGTCACCTGTGCGGCAACACCGGCGACTGCACCAACTGACGATTTATCAATCTGTGACTCGTTTCGATCTTCATCTGGCGGCAAACCCATCCAGGCTCGAAATTCATTCTGCGTGATATCATTCCGTCCACGAGCCCCTTCGTAGACACCTTTCTCCATCGACGGATCGTTTGCCGTCGCTGCTCGCCACCACACCAAAAGATCGTCTTCATCATCTATAAACCTCGGAGCAAAATCAGTCATGATTGTGCTCAAGAGATCCAAGAAGACATTCACCTTACCACAGAACCGATCCTGCACGACAAAGGCTTGGGCGTAACTCCCAGCCATCTCCTCGCCGAGGATGAACGGATGCACACCAAAGATGGACAAGATACGAGACCGAACCTTCGTCTCAGACTTGTCCCAACCCAGCTCGTTCTGGGTCATTGACAAACGGTCAATTCGCTCAATCAGCGAATCGACGATAGCCGGATTGCCGTAATTGGCGATACCACCGGAAACCTTACGAATGGCGGCATAGACTTGCCTTCGTTGGGTAGCCGTCAACCGCTGACGAACACCGTCACTCTTTCCATCAGGGTGCGGATTCTTTCCCATCGTGACAATGACAGACGGAAAGATACCGTTGTCGAAGAACGCCAGCTCGCAAGACTGGATGTTGTCGTCGATCTTGATGGCGGCTGATTGAGCTGAGGTCGGAGAGTAGGCCGACATCAGATTGCCTGGATTCGGAAGGTAGGCGAACGCCACCTGATCCCGATCCAAGACTTCACCTTTGGCCGACGGATTGTCTGGGTTCCTGATCTCAAATTCAGAGAACAAACCCTTGTCGTGCTTCGGTGCCACCCAACTTGTCGGGACTGAGAAGAAGGTAGGATTACCGTCTTCGTCGTAGTCCCCGATAATGTAACCCCAACCCGTCATACACAGATTGGCAACGAACGAATAGACGAATTGCCAGCGGTACTGGATCGGATTCGGCTTCTCCAGCACGGTTGCCAACGGATGATCTAGGATCATCTCAATCTGCTTTGATGCGGCCTTGTTCTGGATGGTCTTAGCCATCATCAGCCGATCGTGACCTTGCAGATATTTCGACGACTTCGGCTTACCTTTTCCTCTTGTACTGCCAGCTAATTTGCCGATCTGGACTGGCTGCTTGGCAGCCTCTTCCGCAATCGCATTCACAGCCGAATACACCCAGCCTCGAAACTGAGCGTATTTCTGTTTATTGTTGGCGGCGGTTCTGTATTTCTCAAACGGGCCGGAAGCGGACGGTGAAATCAGATCACCCGCAGTCGCTCCAGCCTTGGCCCGATTAGCCAAGGCGTTCGCTGTGGCTGCCAGATCACGAGACCGCGTTAAGGCTCTTTCGACGGCTTTCATCGAAACTTCCAATTAGGTACGAAGTGATTTTGTCTTTGAAGAGCTGAAAACGGACGCCGTCTCTGACGGCGTCCGTATATATATATCACCCAAACCAGAACCATCAGTCGAGATTGATTTCAGCAAAGCCATCACCCATTGACCGAGCGACCCCGTCAATTTTTGCATTCACCGACAAACCCAGAGGGTGCTTCAGTTCCACATGAAGAATGCCGTCCTTCTTCACATTACGCACCTTCTGAAAACCATCCTCACTGACGAGCTTGGAGAGAGTTTGCTTGGCGGCCGTGACGTACTCAACTCCCTCGACCTTCCATGTCGAGGTCGATCCAGTCTTCTTGGGATTAGTTTGAAGACCCTGGGTGATGGTATTCGATAAGGCCTGGATAACTTTAGATGTGTTCATTCTTGTCCTTGTCCTTTAACGACTTTGTAGAATTCAAGCTGAGCCGATTGGCAATCCCACGTCTTCTGAAACGTCAAATTAGCTGCGGTTAGAGCCGGGATGATCGTGTCCTCGGCAATTCGCAGAGCCTCTTGAGATCCATCCAGAGCCAATTCCAGTCTCTTATTCAGCCCCTCGGCCCGGTCAATCTCAATCTTCGTCTTACGGACAATCTCATCCGTCTTTTTCTTGGCCTCGTCAAGTTCTTCCCGGAGCTGAGTCAGCTTAGCCTCCGACTTGATTCTGTCCTTCGTTAGTTGATTGATCCTCTGGTTCCCCTGATACAGATCCTTCTGCAGCAGAGACACTTCCTTCCGCCGAATCAGCAGGAACAACCACTTGAACATTTTCTTCTTCTCTCTTTGTCAATTCGTTGATGATATGATGGGCCAACGGCAGTGGTTGGTCGGAAATCTTCTGGTTGATGTCTTCCTGGAGATTTGACTTCAACAAATCCAAAGCCGCCATCAGGTCCTGGCTAGGGTACTGACAGGTGGTGCGATAGAGAAAGACATTCCCATTCTCAATCTTCCAGAAGGCCGCCATCCACGGCCCTTTTGGATGCTGCGCGTTAAGAGCAACTTCGTGGAGATAAAGAAAAGCTCTCTCCAGACACTCTGCCGCTGACCTGTGTTCTTCTTTAGGCATTGTTCTTCTCTCTACTCCGAAATGATCCCCGGCAAAACCTGCCATCCCTTACCAACGGCCAACTCCACAATCTGTTTCTTCAACTCCTGGGCCCGCTCTGAGCCTTTTCTCTCCGGGGTCGATTCTTCATAGTCAACCCCGCACGTCTCCCCCGCCTCAAGAATATATTCAGATTCTTCATTAACCAAAACCACCGTGGACGATTGAAGAACCACATCAAATTTGATGGCATCTCTTGATGTCCCATCCACAGGTCGACGAATAACAGACACGCGGATTGTCTTGTCATAGACATCTTTCACCGTGTGAAGGTTCTCGAGATAATCAGCGATACTAAGGCAACTGACTTTCATACTGAATACTTGATCGCTGATTTGACAGCTTTCAGAACCTTAATTCTGGTAGACGATTTCAATTCGTTCGTCCTGTGCTCGTGTTGACCATAACCCGGTAGAGAACCCCTAAGCCTGCACCGGCATCCGGCACAGCATAGCTCACCACGTCATAGAACTCTTCCGTCACAGCCTCACCATTCATCTTAGTGATTACGATGGAATGCTGCTCAGTGACTTGTGGATTCTCCGAGAAATATATCTTGCATGAAACGGTGATGTCTTGCTTCTGGAAGGTCGTCACTTCTGACGAGTTCGCACTCTGTCGCCAGCACTCAACATTCGACTGCTCCAAGACTCGAGTGTCGATGTTCCCAGACATCCCATCTACCGTTCTGACTTTACGGTAAATGGAACAGCGATTCGGAAGTTCGTCGAGGAGGCTCACATCACTCCCATGTCAAACCGGGTAAAGCCACCTTCTTGGAGGCGGATCTGAACATCCGCTGCCACATTCAAATTAGTGCCAACCAACGCCGACAACATAGCAGAATCTGCGGAATAGCTGTAATCTCCCAACGACTCTGATGTCACCGGCCCTGAGAACCCAGCCAACCGCCTCTTTGCACGACTCAAAGCCTTATGGAATCTACGAGTGGCTTCGTCGGTCACGGACTCCAGGATTGCTGAGGCGTCCAGCACATCATCATTGCCGTGCAGTTCATTATCGGAGTATCCAGCCTCGTACACCACCTTCACGGAACCTGCGATGTCTGGCCACCGACCATGTGATCGAAGAATACCGTCCAGCGAATAAAGGTCACCATCAGAGTCGAGTCCGTCAGCCGACATCCAGAAATCTTGACCCAGCACCTTTTCAGTTCCAGCAGCAAATGATCCGGTACGTTGCCCACCCCGACCATCATAATCAATATAGAGATGTGTGATCTCTCTTAACGGAAGATGTTTGAGTTGCAACTCATCCGTCGATGCCTCGGACAATTGGCGGATGTAAGCCGACGTGTCATCAACTTCCCAAATCGCCGTTCGACCTGAGCGAGACATATCCCCTTGTGGGTAGAACTCAGTCCGTGAAGTCCGTACCGGATCGTAGCCAATACAACTACGAACGGCAGCTTCGGCTCGACGAATGCACAATTGAGCCAAGGCCCGTTGTCGGGTTGTTGCTGAGTCGTCTAGCCCGAGAAGAAGCAACATCTCAGACATGTCTGCGATAGGCTTCACTGAAGAATCTCCACAAGCTTATCAAGCCGATCAGACAGGCTGGACAGGTTCTTGGTGTGGCCGATCAAAGTCTGAAGCCACGAGATCACCCACCCTTGATTTTCGCAATTTCAAGGCGTCCAGTATATATATATATCTGAGCCTTTAAGGCTGCGGATCTCTGTTTCGAAGCCTCAGCCTTAGACCGACTCATGTCTGCTCCACAACAAATACCTGACGAGAAACATTCTTCCACTCACTGCTGTCTGCGTTATCGAGCATATCCACGAACAACGTCCACGACCCGAATGGAATCAAAGCCAAATCGGAAGCATCCAGACGAAGCCTATTCACTCCCGACGACGGTGTGTTCTTACTGAAGGTGCTGCCATTGGCTGTCGGTGCGTCATTCACAACCACCAACTGGGCATCGGCTAAGTCCACACCCAACCGACCTTCTCTTCCGATGATGACTCGCACCTTATCGTTGACACCCGGAACTACCGTAGCTCCGTCAGCATCCACGATAGTGATGTCTTCTGTCAAGCCTCGATTTTGATAGGCGTAGATTAGAGTCATAACCGTCTATAATAACTAGAACATCGGCTAAGAACAACACCAGAACCTACAAGCCCACTCTTCTAGATGTCAAACCGGCCGGGCCGATGTGATCTACTGTCTTTCCGGCCGGGCTCTTTACAACAGCAGACGAGCTTGACGAACTGGATTGGCTAGAACTAGAACTAGATGATTGTGAACTCGAGGAACTCGAGCTTGACGATGAACTTGATGATTGACTGGAAAGGGAGCTACTTGATGAGGACGAAGACGAGCTCTGAGATGAAGGTGACGACGATGTCGACGAAAGAGATGAACTAGAAGATTGACTACTGCTCGAAGAATTCGAAGATCTGGATGACGACGTGGAGCTCGAACTCGATGATTGGCTGCTACTCGAAGAAATTGAAGAACTACTTGATTCAGAACTCGACGAGCTTGATTGAGATGACGAGCTCGACTGCGTAGTGACTACACTCTGAAGGTAGTATTGCCAGAGCTGATACATCTACGATAGCTCCGTAATCCTACCAAGAATGACGAACGGATCGCCTACCACAGGAATATTAGGAAAGACTTCTTCCACCGTCACTCTTGTATTCGATCCAGCAGTAGTCGAAGCCACCACTCTCCGAGCAACGTGTCGATTCTCAGCCGTATCCAAGAATGCGAGCACAGTACCGCCATTTGCATTCCCATAATAGTCATCAACGTCAACTTCAAGATCGGTGTCGAAAGTCAAAGCCGTATTTGCTGAACCAAAAGCAGCAACTACGGTGCCTGAGGTAATTGCAAGGGCTGAATTTTTCACGTTCGTCGCGGCGGAGACACTGCCGGCCACGGCGGACATGTTCTGGACTTCAACACCACCATAGACATCAATCGTCGGCATTGTGTCTATAACAAGGTCACCGGATACGTCATCATCATGGATGAAGATAAGAATTCGCCCAGCATCACCCATCCCTGCCGAAAACGAGGCTTCATACACCGTGACCTTACTTGCACTCCCTGCCGAAAGCGACAATTTCTGATTTGCCAAAGTAGGTGCAGCCTCCCAAGCTGCACCACTTTCGTTCCAGAAGAATCCGTCCGACAACCTTTGTGCAGTTGCGAAGAGAGTCTTTCCGGAAAGTCCAGGATTGTATGTCACCTTCACAGCCATAACTAATCAGCCTTGGCTAGTTTCTCGGGAGAATATGCCGGCCGGGGCGTCCACAAGGGCCGCTCCGGCGTCCAGAGTTTGTCACTCGCCACCCGCGACGCATCGCACAGTAATAGCCAGAAGGCACTGGCCCCCTTGGCGATCGTAGTGCCATTGTACGTGCCGGCGGCGCCGGCAGTGTATTCCAATGTCATTTCCACGTAGTCGATATTGAAATCGCACGGCGCGAAGAGGTTGGATTCTGCTTGAATTTCAACGCCAATTGTCGAATTGGCGTTGTCCGACAGTGTTGTCAGATTGCCACCGGTAATCCCCCAGGTATCCGCAGACCCGCCTACTGTGCGCAACTCGTAGGACTGACCCCAGGTTGTCCCACTGGCTTTGTTGCTGCCAAGTTGCGTACTGCCGTCTACGATTTTCACTTCCACCTCGACGGCGGAAGACGCATACTGCGCCTTGCGGCGATACACGACGGTAATACCTGTAATCTGCGACCCGCTCGGTAGGCCGAACCCGAAGCTTGACGCACGTAGATGTTGCGTATTATCTCCGGTTGCCGTGGTTGTACACATCGCATCGTATGAATCAGAAGCGGTGACCAACCCTGGGCTACTCCATGCAGTGTCGGTGCCACGGTTTACGCTACTGCCCGCCCCTGCAATTTTTGTTTCAGTGGCCATTATGCGTTCTGCCCCAACACGAGGCCGAGGTAGTTGCCGCCGCCGATCGGTAAGAATCCGAACAGGTCGGACTTGTTGGCGGTGGTGGTGAGTGTGGGGGCGACGCCGCCCGCCCAGGCGATCGTGCTGAACCAGGTCACCGTCCGCGAGCCGGTCCCGTCCTGCTTGAGACAGATGGAGAAGGGCCGGTTCGTCACGTTGCTCAGCGCCAGCGTCGGATTGCCGGTCAAGGTGACGGTGTGGACGCGGCCGACGGCCAGATCAAATGTCGTCGTGCCCCCGTAGGTCGTCGCGACCAGAGGAGCCGTGAGCGGGATGCGCGTCGGCGTCGAGTTGGTGAAGAATATCGTGCTGCCGTCGAACTCGACCGCCCCGGCCTCTGGAGTAGTCAGGTTTGTTCCGCTCGTCAGCTTCAAAGGGGCCGTGTTGGCGGTCGCGGTCCCCGCCGCGATGTGTACCTTTGCCGTCGGGCTGGACACCGTGCCCGGATCTGCCCACTTCAAACCGGTCGTTTCGGCGCTGGCCGCCGTGAGCACATAGCCATTCGTCCCCACGGTCAGCTTGGCAGCCGTGTCCGCCGCAGTTCCGGCCGCGATGTCGCCCTTGGCGTCCCAGATCGTATCAGACGCCACCGTCGCGACACTGTCGACGTAGCTCTTCGTGGCTTTTTGAGTCGCCACCGTCACATCTGAATTTGCAGCAAGCGTCCCATCAGTATCAAGATAACTGATAGGTATCGACGTATTCGACTTGGTGACCATTGATTATTCCGGAACCCAAACCTGATTGTAGAAACACCCACGCCTGGTGCATTGCCGCTGCAAAACCCACCGACCACCTACGCTACTGCCCGGTGCCTGGTCGGTGGTCCTTGGTGCATTCTTGTTGGTTCCTGCAGGTGCTGCGGTATTGGGGTTTGCATACTGACCGGTCTTGGCAATTGGCTTATTCTTCGTGTCCAATGTCCAGACGGAGCCCGTCGACGCATTACATCGACAAACCACTCCTCGTTGACGGCAGAAGCAAACCCCCTCGTTCGATCCGCGACATCGGCAGACACCTGTCTTGGGTCCGGCCACTGCCATCTCCATCTCCATCTCAGCGTGGTTCAACATCGCATTGAAAGATTTGGCATCCAGATATCCAGACTTGACGACCCACATCCCTTTCTTGTTCTTCCAGTGGAAGGCCGGGAAACCATACTCGCCTGGATGCTTCTCAACAAAATCCTTGATGTACCAATCCGGCGGAGCCTTCCACTCGATGTGAACTGAGAGGTTGCCTTGCGTGTCGTCGCTCGCTGCTCGTTTGCACGGCACACATCCGTCGCCTAAGGTGTATCCGATGATGGTAGATTTGTCGTCTACCAATTCGAATAAAGGCTTCTGGGTATTAGACGGAACCAGCTCGTAGGCTGGGTTGAGCAGAACAGCAACGATTAAGAACCAACTCATTTCGTCTCCTCTTTCAAACCGCCATCGACACCTGAGGGGAAACCAAGTCATCAGCCAACATGCGATTGCCTTGCAGAATCGCAAATCCATCATCACCGAAACCAAGCCACTGATTCCGGTACCGAACACCGATCGCCCCATTCACCCAGACGGCGTCGACGTCGGTAATCTCGTGAGCCCACCAACTTCGCCCAGCAGCAGCCGACCGTAGATGCAACAGAAGAGAGATGTGCTCGTCAATGTTTCGCGGTTCGCATTCAAACCACTCTGTGACCCGATTCTCGAGAGCCTTCTCTCGATTAGCCGCCGTATAATACCGTTTGTCCAGAGCCGTGTCCGGCCAGTCGGCTGTCTCATTGACTCCTTCTTGGCCCATTCGTTGGATGGCTTCAGAGCCCCAACCACCTACATTTGCCCAGCCCTTGATAGGCCCACCCACCGAAACCGGTGAATAAGATTTGTACGGCATATTCGCCGACAGCCGATTGATCTCATAGCTGTGGACGACTGCAAAAACCCAGCAGTAATTCAGGCTGGCTTGGTTCTTCATCTTCACACCGGCTTTCCGAATCCGATCGGAAAGTAACATCTTTCTGGCATGAATCTCTTCGATCCGAGGCTGCCACTCATTACGAGGGATCAGCCATTTCTTCGGAAGGGCGGTCAGTCCGCGATTACCGTAGTTGGCCCCAAATCCCTTATTGAGGCCCTTGGGCATGTTACGGCTGATCTCTTCGATCTTGCTATCCGGAAAATCATCATCAATGACGATTTCCCCTTTGTACAACGGCGACGACGGCATGTTCTTCTCCTAGGTTCTAACCGCCCCACTTCTTGAGCAGTTCAAGCATCTTACCATTCTCAGGGAACGGAAAGACACGAGCCTTTCCATTCACAGCAATAACCACCTTCGGCAACGGCTGGGCGTCGGCGTTAGATGTCTCCCAAAGAGCCTTAATCGACGGTGAGGCTCCGGATTTGAACTGGATGTCCTTATCAAATGCCCGCCACTCCGAATAACCTTCGGCATCCTTCGCACATCGATCATTCAGGTAATCCACAATCCTAGGATCACCACCCATCATAATCGAGTGTTCCGGAGTCAAGTCATCTTTTTCATACTTGAAAATGACACGAAACCCCACCGGGGCTGGAATGGTATCTGTGTCAGGTTCTGGATCGACATCGACATCAGGTTCCGGCGGGGGCCTAGGACCATTACCGATCTTGAGCGTGGTTTGTTGAATCTTGTCTTCGGTATCCACTCCCTTTGGAATACCGATCAGATCAACTGCTCCCAGAGCCCCTTTCGTCGCATTCACGAGAACGAGATATTTGTCCGTAAACTTTCTCGTCTCATATTTACCGTCGCCGTCAAAGAACTTGGCCCGAATATTCAACGGGCCTTCTTGATATGTGATGTCGATCAACGGCGACTTCATTGGCACGCATCGAATCCAGAATTCCTCTGGAGACGAAATGACATAGAACTCATCATCCAGCAAGGCCGACTGATCCGTCTTAGGATCAGGTACCGGGTCGTGCACCACCACAGGTGTGATGGTTGGGACTGGGAACAAAATCCCAGCCTTAGGCGGCATAGGTTCCGCTGCAATGAGCAGAGGAACCAACAACAGAATCATTCTTCTCATTCTGTATCCTGCAAAAGAAATTGTGAGTAGGTGGGTGGGAAGAAACCTAGTCAATGCTCTGCATCACCACGTCACCGATCCGCTCTTCTTGGTTCGTGCGAATCTGGTTCAGCGACGAAATCGCCAACACCTTGGCTTGATCTCTCGTAATCGGAGCACCTTCTTCTTCTGCCGTCTCCAAGGCCTGCTCCTGCACCCGCTTCACAATGCCAGAAGTCCAGTCCTTCTTCTTGGCTCGCCAATGTCGCATGACCCGAGACTTGACGGCCGATGCACTCAGATCGCCTTCCGTCGTCTGGCAGCCCTTGAAGATGATCGGAATCAACGTCATCAGAATCGACAACAGAGCTGACGGATCGAAGAAGGAGAACTCCGGAGTCTTCATCAAGTCATTCTTGATTTCCGTTGCAGCGAACCCAATCGGTGTCTTAGTCTTGGCCATGCTCTTCCCTTTCATCGGACTACGAAGATTTTACGCATTCTATCCTTACTTCATCATCTCAGTGACAGCTCGCAGAGCATCCACCGTCTCGGCATGTTGCTCAGCGAGGTTGGTCTTCAGACCCTCAATCTTTTCTTCAGCCACCTCGGCCGTCTTGTTTGCAGCCACCACAGCCTCGGCCCGGGCCTGCTCAGCCACAACCATCTGCTGTTCCACCTTGGCTTGGGTTATTGCGGCATTCTGATTGTTGCTCAAAATCGCCATAACCTGACCGAACGACAGAATGAGCAAAGCGATGAAACCTTGCCACGTCGCCAACGTCAAACCAAAAATCCGATCCGGCTTATCTTCGCTCATCTTCTTCTCCTTATCAAATTACTTAGCAACTGCAACGTACCGCTCTGTGGCTTGGTACACTTCATCGAAATTTTGTCTGAGAGTTGGGGTGGTGATCTGTTTTGCAGCCCAGTCCCATTGATGCCATTCACCTGATTTGTCTTGCCAGTGCAGCAATGGTACAGTCCTCGCCCACGTAGGGATATCCTCTTCAAAGACAAATTCATAGGGTAAAGCCGTCGTCTGTGACGGGGTGAGATCAATCCACTCCTTTCGCAGCCGTGTCGAAAGGAGTGACTTACCGGATGAGAAATCTCCGTAGACGTAGACTCTGACCTTGGGTGTAGCCTTGATCTTAAAAGCCGGGTTCTGAACCCAATCCGGAGCAGGGTACCACAAGAAAGGGAGATTACCCGCGATCACAAATTGAGCGAACCCAATCATAAGCGTGACACAGAAGATGAGACACCCGGCCTGCAAGGAGCTACTCGTCTGCAGTTTCATCTTTCTTCCCCTTAGTGAATACGTTCATTCTGTCCTTCATTTCCACGAGAGATTCGACAAAGACTTTAGGAATGGGAACCCCAATTCTTTGCAACTTCTCTAGAATGGATATCGACTCAGAGCCGATATAGAAGATGGCACAGACTTGAACGGCTGGCAATCCATTTGCATAAGGCTCGATAATAGCCGCCACACAAATGAGAAGAAAGATACCGGCCTTGACCGACATACCCTTTCGACAGACTGGCGAGCTCACCTTCTTCATCAACACCGCAAGAAGAACACCCGAAACGATATCCAAGAACATCAAAGATACAAGAGCTCCAACCAGGTCATAGTTGAGCCTGATCCGATGCACGGCCTCGATCCCATCGAACAACGAAGTCTCCCTCACAGGTCTACGCGGTGGAGAGGGGGAACCGCTATGTTTAAATGAACGCACCCACCTAGAACGGTGGGTGTATGGTAGCGGCCTTGTTGGGAGATTAGCAACACCTAAAATTGATTTGAGTTAGAGCTTCAGTTTAATGCCTAGGACGAATGTCTCCCGACCGCGTAGCTTCTGATCGGAATTACTTCGTGCTCAACGCCTTTCGGCATCAACGGACGAATGTCTCCCGACCGCGTAGCTTCTGATCGGAATTACTTCGTGCTCAACGCCTTTCGGCATCAACGGACTGACCACACAAGTGCTCGATGGTCGCCATCAGCACATCCGAGTGCTCAAATTTAGAGGTGCTCGATTCCCCGGTGGTAGCCCTCATTATGTCAAATCCTTAAACGGGCTGTCGTCCCAACCTTGTTCGATCTGCCGTTCTTTCTTCACACCATCTTCCATGTCGAACAAATCACGGAAATGGTCGGGTAGCTCTGCGATCTCTTCCTTGGTCAAGTCCTCAGTCTCGACAGCAATCAAATCGCCATCAAACTCTGGATTCCATAAGCCTTCCAGGAGATCAATAGCAGCCGGAAGAGTTATCACTAAGGCTGTGCCGACGTCAGCATGTCCGTATTCATCTCGAGTAGCCTCGAGCTTGAGACCATATTGCTTTTCGACGATGCTGAACTTATTCAAGTCCCTCTTTAATCGATCATCTTCATCGTAGAGCTCGATCAGGTTGTGCTCAAAACATTGTACGAGACTAGACGCCATTCGTCCCAGATTACCTGGACTACTGAATACCATCTGCCTGGTCGGGATTCCTTTCCCTCGGAGTTGCTGAGCCATAAGAATAGCTTGGTGCGGATCATAGATCAGACATAACGGCCGAAAGATCTTAGCAATCCGGTCACAAGCCTTTTCCACATCTGGAAGGAACACCTCGCCCCCGTTTGGGGCAAAACCTTCCATATAGGCTAATCTGATTTTGCGGAGTGTCTGATTAACGCCAATGCACACCAACCCACAATGGTCATGGGTAATGCCGAGATCCAAGCCCATGATATAATCCCAGGTCGGATCAGCCTTACCGGCTGGCCCTGAGAGGGTGAAAGCTCGCTCGATCAAAGTCTGATTAAGAGCATCACCTTTATCGGTCTGCCACTCGCCGTGCCACAGACGTCTGAACCGTGATCTGGATGTATTTCTCTGCTCAGCCTCAAGGACTGTTTCTTTGCTGTGCCACGGAGCTGGTCGAGCCAGCATATGAAAGCACCACTGCGGTGATTTCATTGCATTCAGGCGCCACACCTCAGCCTTCGTCCCGACAAACCCGGCATTGGTGGCTATGATGACGATTCCCTGAGCCACGCCGTCCGCATTGTCCATCAAATTCTCAACAAACTCCCATTTATCTACGTGGCTTAATTCGTTGACGATCAGAACATCAGGGATACCACCATGAGCACCAGAAATGTCCGAGCTCATGATGTGCAAAAGCGCCATATGGGATCCGGCTTGATTTTTCTTCTTACTACGGACCTCCCACTGAACAATTTCGACGTGTTCAGTTAACCAAGGATTCCAGTGAAGTAGATGGGTCATTCGGTCTTTGACGATAGCCGCCTGCACACGATTGGCAGCACCGACCTGAAGATAGAGCGGCCTCTGTGGAAATGCTATCAGCCACATCATAATAATGGCTAAGTCAGCATCCTTAGAGGACTTCTTCGTCCGCTCGAGCCAGAACCGTCTTCGTGGAGGTAGAATCCCTAACTGAACGGCGAGTAAAGATGGCCCCACGTCCTCAAAGAACTCTTTCTGGAAATCGGCAGAGCAGGTTTCAAAGACTCGCGGACCTGTGGCAGACTCGATTGTCAAACCACGATAAAATACCTCGAAAGAGGTCGCACTCATCTTCTGGTAGGCTTTCCTGACCCGACCTTCTTCTTTGACAAGATCGACCCTGGTAGCTTTCCTAGGCCCCGTCATCAAACCCTCCTCGACGAATAGCAACGACTCGAATCTTTCGCGAGATGTAATGCCTCAACACCACCAATCGAGCTTCTTTCTCGTCGTTGGTGTCGGTCACCTCAACTTCCGACATCCGGCGCTCTTGAGCGACTAGGTACTCGACGGTGAAAAGGTACATTTAGATTTCGACTCGTCGATCCTGAAATTTCTTAATCAGATCTTGCAGCCGCTTCACTTCTGCCACAAGCTCGAGGATGGCGATTTCCGTAATCCAGTCACCTCGGGCTTTACAGTTGTCCACCTCATCCATTTCCGCGAGTCGCTCAGGTATCATGGCATCACTCAGCCTCACAATATGGTGATGATCTTCTTGCCGAATCGTCGAGCCTTGTCGATCGTGTCTTCAGTCCCACCGGTTCTATCAGAAGCTACGACGGCCAAGAGCACGTCAGCATCCCGAGCTATGCTTGTATTGCGTGCCAAGCCAGATGCCTTACCGTCTGCCCACCGGGCGTAGTGTATGATGATCGTTATACCGTGACGGCGTGCCAGCACCTCGGCAAAGGCGTCAGCACCCTGCGAGCAACCACCAGATACAATCCGGTCTCCGGGCTGATAGACCTGGAAGAATGCCTCTTCAAGCAAAATCTCGTCAGCCGTTGAATTTCGGCGACGAGATCCGACAATCCCGATGATCTTTGGTTTATGGTCGGGTGGGAAGAATCCAGTTCTCATTGGAGTTATATTAAAACATCCTGTCAATGATCTCTACCAGATACGCCGTGTCAATTGTACGACGAGGTTCACCATTCTCGTCTTTCTCTTTTAACCGATGAATCAGATCGGCGAAGTAGGCGACGTCGACTCCGGTAAGCTGATCTTCTAGAACCATCGGATCGTGGAGATTGATGTCATGCACCTGCATCGCCATCTTGAGGATCTGCCCAGCATTGATCGTCCAACCCCGACCAACGAACTTCCTGATACGGAAGAGCGAACAGAGCGGATATTTCGACCCGACGTATTTCAACTCTTTCGTCAAGATGGATTCCAGGGCTGGCTGCCTCAACACCAACTGATTGTCCCAACTTGACCAGTAATTCGTGCAGTGAACGAAATCGTAGTTCTTGTGGATCTCATCAGGCTCGCCATAGAACCGGAGCACGATTTGAACCTTGGACGATAAAGTGATTGCGTTGGTAGACAGAAAGACTGGTCGATAGGCCGGCCCCTTGTCAGCTCCTTCAAGAATAGCAGCCTCAGTCTCATCATGTCGATCTTGGATGGCCCCAGGATCCTGCATCACCTCACGGACGTATTCGCCGCCTGCGGAATCCTCAGCCCCCTCGAAATACTCGTACTGTTTCTCACTTCTCTTCTCACTGGCCACGCCGGCACTCTTGACAACGATCTTAATCCGGCCGTCAGGCTCTTCTCGGACGAAAATTGCACAGTCAATTCCACTCTTCGTCTTCACCTGGAACCGATTCACATAGTATCGAGCCAAGTCCTTGACAAGATCCTGGCTGCGGAGATAGACATCATAGTCGTTGACCTGCTCACGCAGCAACATGGACGGGATGCAGCCGCCAGTGACGATGGTGCCTTGCTGCACTCTCTCACGGAGCTTCTCGTCCTCGATGGATTTCCACCAGTCACTCATCTTCTTGAGAATAACGGCTTTGATGGTTTTGGTTTTCATGCTCTATCTCTTGAGGCTCGTTCTTGCCGACATTTGAGGACACACAAATGAAAGATACGACGACGAAAGTCTTTCTGTGCTGGTGTCACCGCCAAATGCCTATATTTGAAATCAACGCGAATGCGGTTCTCCCAGTAGTCGGTTATCTCCAGAACTCGACATAATGGGAGCTGGGCCATTGCGGCAATCTTTCCATTCGGACTTGTGAGGGAGAAAGAGGCAACCAGAGCTGGACAAGGCAACAATGACCAATAAAAATCTCATCCTTGAGCTTTCTACGATGGTGAGGGATTAGGCTTCCAAATCTCGTCGACTTCTCCTTGGCAAGTTTCTCTGCTGGAGTTAAAACCGCCGGCAATTTCTTGGCCATGTCGATACGTCACTTTCCAGATATTGTTCTTCTGGTCTTCGCAGGTTAGACCTTCAACGAAGAATTCAGCAGGCAGAATCTCATCGAGCGTGTCTTCGTTTATTGCTCGAAATCGAATCCAAGACGCGGCACCATCCAAACCAGAAAGATTAACGGCTGGGTGTTTCAAGTCGGGCTCTTCGATGATTTAGTCTCCGGGTAGATCACATTCGACTGGACACTGTACTCCATGTCCAGAATCATCTGGCAGAAGTGAATCGCCTTGCGGACGTCTTCCTCGCCCTTCTTACTACGAAACCGTGACAGATATTTGATCGCCTCCGACTCACAAAATTTGAATCCGTTCTTATGGCAATACTCGGCCGGTTGGATTGCCATACCTTTGTAATGCCTGCCGCCATGCTGCACCGTCTCAAGAGATGCTGGGGTTGGCGGTTTGCCCAAACCCCAGCATCTGTCCGCATCTTCCTTCTTCGCCTCGTCGACAGCGTTCTGTGCATTCTTAAGATGCTGCTGCAAGGCATCCCGCCGACCTTCCAATTCCGCAATCCGGAGCTTCTGGATATCCGGCCGAACAGGCTTCTCAATCTCTTTGGCGGTTACGGATTCTGAGACATCGCCGACCGGGGTGTGTGGCACCGTCTCCTTCTCAGCCGCGTCATTCTCGATCGGCTCGGTTGGTTGGGCGTCAGCGATGGCTTGCTCGACCTGCTGCTGCCCGTCCGGCCGCCGGAGAACGTCTCGAACGTCCTCGCCGTTACTCTCTTTGAATTCACCGGGCAGCACTGCGATGCGGATCGACTTCGCAATCCCGCGCAGGACGCGCCCGGAATGCTGTGCGACATCTTCACCGGCACGGTCCCGATCAGGAATCAACATGACGTTGACCCCCACGAACAGCCGGCCGAACTTTGCCGCAATCATCAGCGGACTATCGTTCTTCGCATCAGAGTCCTGCTGCAAATCATTCATTTTTGTCGACTCCGTGAACGTCTCTTTCTTGCGGTCGTTGAGAATGTGTCCCGCCTCGTGGAAGAACGTGAACCAGAAGCGGTCGTTGCTCTTCCCTCGCAGATTCAGTCCAATCATCGCCTTTTCGGGTGTCAGCCATTTAGCGGCCCCGCTGATGGGCACCACCTTGATCTCCGGCACGAGCGCCAGTGCGACGCCGGCGTCAGCTTGAGCCCCTGGGTCTTGGCCCAGTCGATAATTTTTCGGCTGGTGGCCGGGTTCCCCTGAATGCCGATCAGCTTCAGAAACCACTGCTTGTAGGCGTCGAACGTCGGAAACCGCTTGAGAAACTTCTGCGGCCAGGCCCGGACGCTGTCGTCGTCGCCAGTCGGATAAGCCGGCAGCAGACTGGCCAGAATCGCCGCGCGACTGACCGTGAGCGGCCGCCGCGCCCACCAGACGTGCAGAAAATACAGCGGGGGCAACGCCGAAGACGCCCCCCGCTCGCGCATGCACTCGGCCCCGATCTGGTCAATGGGGAGCCACTGTTCGATGAGTACACGGGGACGGGACATAAGAAGGCATCGCTTTCGACAGAGATCAGTTTGTTGAGGGCTCGATCAGGTGAAGCCGGGACAGATATTCCGCAGCTTGCCGTACCTGGTCGACCGAGACGGTCCAACCGAATTGCGATGCCAGTTGCGTCAGTTCCTCATCGGTTGCCGGAGCCTTCTTATGGCCCAACAGGAAGTAGGTCTTCGCAGCAATCGACAATGCCATGTAGTCCTTGTCGCCCGCTTCGTTGTATGCTTGGACAGCCTTCTGCACTCGCCGCCAGAGGTCTGAACAACGCTGCGAAACGCCGGCGGCGTATGCCTTGCCGGGGTCGTTCAGCGTAAAGTGGTAGCCCCATTCCGAGACCACTTGGTCGAGCGCACCAATCGCCTTGAGTTGCGTAATTGCATACGCCACGTCATCCGAGTACGGCCCGTAGAAATGCGGGCGGTAGCCCAACTCCTCGAGAGAGTCCGTCAGGACGCCCACAAAATACACGAGCTTCTGAAGCTTCGTTTTGCCTTGCACATGGCCACCGGACGCCAGGAGCGTCATCGCCACGAAATCGCGGGCATCCATCATGTTCCTCCTTCTTTCTCGGTCAGATCGATGAAGTTGTGAACGGGGTCTCGGACCCGACTGCCTTCGGCCATCGGGATTCTCCTTTCGCTGGCCTTATTCGCAGGCCAGCAGAATCCGCATGGCTTTCTGCGACCGCTGCCCGACGCGGTGATCTGTCATCTTGCTGAACCAATAGTACGCTTCCTCGTCGGCCATCGACTGAACCTGCTCAGAGATGTCTGTCATCCGCGACGATTTACGCAACGGCTTGACCGCCATGAGCAAAAGGCCCAGTCGAACGCCTGGTTCTTCGGGGAGCTGAAACGGAGCCTTTCGGTTGCGGGCAAGATCAGACGACCGATAACCGGCCTGCTTGATGGTTCCGAGAACCTGGTCCATCACCGCCCGCATGGGAGTCCCATGAACGCGGATTACCAGTTGCAATTCCGAGTGTTCCCCGTTGGCGGTTTCCCCTCGGGCCGGGACGCGGAACAGGGCGAGTCCGTAGTCTCCATTGCCGTTCGCTTCGACTCGCAATTCAAATGGCTTATTAATCATGCTTGGCCTCATTCTGGTAAAAGCCTAAATTCACCACCAAAAGCACATTTGGTCCTAGGGCGCTTTTGGTGTTTTGGTACTATTCGACCACATTCTTACCGTTTTCGCAGATTAATCTCTATGGAAATGCCGGCATTTAGCCGGCAAACCTACTACAACGGCTGTGAAACTATACGAACCCACCTATTCATTCTTAGTCGGGTCAATCTCTATGGTCAACCCAGTACCGGGTTCGCCCCTGGCCGTCTGGTCAGTATTTGGTGGTGGGTCAATTCTCGTACCTTTCCGTCTCAACTCATCCATCGCCGCCATAGCTTGAATGATTACATCGACGGGTGCATCAAAGTATATCTCTTCAATCTTCTGCGAAATCACACCGTCTACACCAGCAGACGCTTCAATAAGCTGTTTTCCAAGGGTTATTCTACTGTCGAAGGTCAGGCCTTCAAGTCGGGCACATTCAAGAAAGGCGGCTTTCGCAATAGTGAGATATGCCGGGTCACCGCACTCCTGCTTCACCTTTAACGTATTGATCTTTGTCTCTCCCGTGCCTCTACATTCTCGACATCTTTTAGTTCCGAATCCTGTGCCATTACAGTCCATACACATCGAGTATTGGCCTGGAAATGTCTCGTCGATTTTCAGTCCTTCACAAGTTTGACAGATTTCATTCTTGTCCATGACAATCTTGTCGCCGTGGCATTGCCGGCACGTCTGACTCACTACTGCCTTCTCTTTTGAATTTTTCTTGGACTGGGCAAATTCACTGAGAGCCAGAATCGCGATATTTTCCAGTTGCTTGATACGGATTGTTCGTCGATCTTCTTGGGTACGTTCTTTGTCTCGGGTCTGCCAAGAATCACGAATCTTTTTCATCCAGATACTGGCTCGTCTTGGCAAGACGCCAAAAGCCAGAGCGATTTGCTTAGGAGACGTGACGCCTCTCAGCATCAATTCCTCGACTCGTGTAAGCCGTTTTCGTAGGCGGGCTCTGACCTGATTCCTACGAAGTCCGCCATTACGACTTTCTTGGAGATCGTCACCACTAGGCATAATCTATTCACCGTGAAGAATTTTACGTCGAACCACTTCTTGCCCATCAATCGTCTTAAGAGTGGGTGGCACAGTTCGCTCCACGGCGGAATGTGAGTGTACCGAGTGACCACTGGTTGCAGCAGCATCAGAACAATCGGATACATCTCAAGAGGGAATTTCATCCTAGGCTCCATCTTGTCTTGATGGGTTTGGTTCTGTGCAGCCTATTACGATTTCGGACACGTCTATCATACCGCCAACGTGCCGAGCCGCCTATTTTGACACCAAGCAGATATACCTCACGGTCAATCTGCATCATCAGAGACCCTTGAGGTTGTTGATGATCGCCTGCGACCATTGCTCGTATTTCTCAATCTCGCCTAGCAGATTGAATCGCAGCTTGTTCGTCTCTTTTCGAGCCTCGAATCGAAACCTGTCCGGATGAGGAGCCTCGACAACGAACACCAAACCCAGATGGACTCGGCCAACCGGTGTCGTCGGATCATACACCAGCCCACAATAGCGGAACGTAGGGCTCCAGAGACCGCTGATCGAGACCTCTTCCTCGACCTCTCGGAGCATATTGGTAATCAGATGTGGGCTTTCCATATGCCCACCGATTCCAATCGAAGTGAACTCCTTCAACCGCTGCTCACCGGCCGTTGATCCGCGATTGTATTGCAAGAAGAACGGCCCGCACCGGAAGACGATGTACGGGATGATCTGCTTCCAGTTCTCGTCGTCTTCCAATTCTTTATGCTCACCCATCGGCCGCATCTCGCCCTGCTCGAGCAGCCGCCTCACAGAGTTAATCCGATCGGGTGCAAAATTCAACGTGTCCATATTCACGTAGCCGCCGACCCATCGAGTCGGCACACAAAAGATCTTCCTCATCTACCTCACCTCTCGGATTGAGAACTCCAGACAGAGCTCGACCTCAACAAAATCACCACACAGCGGACATCTTGATCTCTTCCTCGCCGTGAATTTCTGAACAGGCTCACCAGCGAAGAGTGCCAAAAATGATTGAAACGAAATCGACTCGCCGCACGACGGACAACAATGGTCGTATCGGAACTTCTTCTTCATCTGCGGAGACGTGACGGGTACTTCCACCATGTCCGGCATCGTGAGTGTGCTAGGCATAAAAGATCTCCTTTCACACTATTCTACGACGTCGGTAGAATCTTCTTGCAAAGGTTTCATCTTCTTGGGTCGTCGACCGCGATTATCGGCCACCTTCTTACCGTCATCAGTAGCCAGCACTCGACCGTCATACGTCGCATCTTGTGGATGAAACATATCAAAGCCATCCTCATACCTTTTGATGAGGGCTAGGACTTTACCCTCTGTTCCCGGAACATGCCGAGTCGGTTTTCCTCGCATCGCCATCTTTCATATCTTGGTAGGGAGCAGACTGAGCCGTTCCAATTTGGCTCGGCACTCGTCTCGCTCTCTGCTTTTGTCTTCTGGCCAGAAGCCGAGGTTCGTGCAGGCTGCAAGAAATCTCTTCTCTTTGTCGGCAGCCTCATGCTCACCGACCAAAAGGAATCCTTCAAGCGATCGAATCTCTTGAATAATCTCGATGTCCAGCCGTGTCAATTGCATGGATTTCATTCGGTAGTCGACGAAGGCTTCCCAGACCGCCGGGAACAACGGCTTGATGATCTGCTCGCCGACGGTCGTCGCATAGTCTCGGATCTCCTTCTGAGCATGGCTGTCCATCCGCAGCCCGAGGAAATGGAGCACATTATGCAAATCGCACTTCCAGTAAGCCTCAGTATAATTGCTTAGAGGGAGATCTTTCCGGGCCTGCTCCTTGGCGACGCCTAAGGCCAACCTCTTCTCATAAAGTCTCCTGGCCTGATCGTGGAAATTCCTCTCTTCCGTCGAAAGATAGTCACCAGCAGAAATCAACCCTTCACCATCAGGTTTCAATGCCTTCGGCCACTCAGTCACAAAACCCGAAGAACCTTGTTTATTTGCACCGCTCTGAGACCGCCAGGCATCAGGTGGTGTAACATCCATCGAGTCAATCGCCGGCGCATAGCGGGTGCTGTACTCATTCACATTCGCCGTCCTGTGCCGAATCCATTGCCGCCACAAATCCATCGGAACCCGGATGAGCAACTTCACCTCGGCCATCTCGAACGGAGTGGTGTGTCGATGCCGCATCAGGTACCGAAGAAGATTGAGATCCTCTTTCTTCGATTTCTCGCTCTGATCCAAATAAGGCTCACCACCACCAGAGCAGACCTGATTAAACCTGGTATCCTTACCGTAGCTTACTCGGGCGGCCTGCACAACCGAGTAATCATCTCCCATCACATCGACTAGGCACACAAATCCGTCACTGAGCAACGGAAACTTCTTCCACCGCAAATCATTCGCGACTGAGTCATTCGACGGCATTCTTCTCACCTAACTAAATTCAATAACCTTGCAATCCAAGAACTCGGGAAACTGATCGTGGTCGATGTTGATGATAAACTGGACTTGGAAATCCTCAGCCAGAGCCTGTACCAGAGCTCGCATCTTTCGTCGATGGTGCTGGCCGCGAAGATTTCCGAAAGGTTCGTCAAGAATCAGCACTCGCCTCTTTGGCGGACGTTCTAATACCAGACATGCAAGACGCAGAGCAAAGGCGGCGACGTCGATCACCCCACCACCCACCTCATGCAACGGATCGACAAATGTCAGATCGCCTCGCAACAGAGTCAACTGAGCTTCGGTCTTACCTCGCTTCTGCTCAAACTGCAATTCGAATCGATACGGCTCGTCAAAGATTGTCTCGAGGCACCGACTCACCACAGCCGCAATCCCTTGATGGGCGTCCTGCTGAACCTTGACGGCGACGGCCTGGAGAATCTTACCAGCCTCTTCGCAGTTAGAGAGAAGCTCAACCGATTGAATCAGTCCTTGAGATTCTCTCTGCACTACCATCTCGAGAGACCTGTGTCGATCCAACAATAGATTCAACTGCCGCCGTAAATCTTGGATCACACAAAACCCCTAAGGTGTACATGAAACCTATCATCTAAGATAGTTTCAGAGCGACTGATCGGATATTGTGATCGGCTATGTCTTTCAACAGCATTTCAAATCCTTCCACACCTCACGAAACTTCACCATCTCAGCGGTGTAATCGGATTCTAACTGGGCCAGAACCTGAGTCTCTTTCTCGAGCAAGATCTCAGCGGCATCAAGAGAATCCTCGCCAAACTCCTGCTTCAGACTACGAAGCTGTTCTTGGATTACACCAGCCTCACGCTCAGCATCTGATTTGGCGACGTCAACTTCTCGCTTGATCCGTTCATACTCATCGAGATTCATCTAAGACATGCTCCAAATCTAGAATCGCTACTATCCGAAGATAAGCTTCTACCGGACCGTATTTCCACACCATCAACCGGACGGTGGGTAGTTCTGGTGTATCGTGATAGAAAATTGTGTCAACCACCTCGACGTGCCAAGACATCTCTCGCATCCAGTTCAAAGCCTCGAGCCGGTCACGGACTTCGTCTGGTGTCGGAATGTAAGGTGGTTCTGAGTATGTCACGATTTCATACAATCCATCACAATATCACGAACGGCTTTGTCTGTGCTCTGTAATTCAAAACAAATCTGAAGAGCCTGTCTGAAATCTAACGAATCAGAGCCCAACGAACGAAAACCGTCCAAGAGCTTGGTTGCGTCGATTTCTAACCTCTCGTGAATCCGAGCTAACGGCTCTTCCAGGAATTTATCTTGTGCGACATCTAGGTAATGCTCTTTGATGGTTCCATCATCATAGAGCAAACCTACCCGAGGCTGATATTTGACTTCATCAATCCGTCGGCGAAGAAACGTCCCGCAGTTGACGACACGGCAGATTGCATCCCCACACATCTCGTCACGACTGAATCCTTGGTGGTTGTCTCCGAACACGGCTGCGTCATAGCCGGCCAACGATTCTGCGTAAGATGAGGATAGTTTTCCAACCGGAGCGCCTTCATAACCGCAACCAGGCACCCAAATGAAACTGTGAACCACTGCGAGATGAATGGTAGGATATCTAGCTTCCACCCTCACTCGAGGTGTAATCGGAACTCCCCACGGAAACGGATGCAGAATCAGATTCACTTGATTTGCATGAATCTCAATAGGTGTATGCAGGTCGGTGACCATTTTGGCCTGCACCAGACTTCCATATGCCGATCTATGAATCTGGCTAAGTTGATGATTAGGCAGATCATGCTGCCCAGGAATCGAGTAGACTCCAGTCCCATAATCTTGAGGATCGACACACACCTCGTCAAACAACCGCATCACGAAGTTGATGAGCTCTGGTGGCGGATTCCATCTATCAAAGATATCCCCGGCCACAATCAAAGGCACCGGGTCGTTGTCGTTCTGTTGCAAATCAATGATCTGACGAAACTGCCGCTCCATCACACCGTACCAGTCAGTCTCAACTGATCTGGCTGACGGCGGATTTAATGAGAAATGAAGATCGGAGCACAGCACCGCAAGCAATTCAGACATCTATAGGTCTCCGACAGGTTGGGCAAATAACTCCAGTCACCGCCTCTTTCTTCTCCTTCAAACCTTCATATCTTCGCACCAACGCATCGTGTGTGGCTTTTGATTTCTTAAAGGTCTGAATCCAACGAATCAGACGACCTGTTGATTTTGATTGGATTTGTTTCTTGAGATCTTCCAACCTGGTGATATCAGGGATCGGCCTTTGGCGAATCTTCTCCGACTTTCTGATTCTTGAGGTCAAGACCAACAGCCGATCAACCTTCATCTTTTGCCTTTGCACGGCAGCCCCCAGCTCAACAACGGCAACGCCGGAAGAAATGGCTTGCCTTACCGTTTGCTGGTGCTGCTGCCGTGACCTGGTACGTAGTATTAGGTCAGCCAACCGCACCGTGTAGGTGGTTTTAAGCACCTTCTTTTGGTTGAGAGCTTCCAGGTGCTGGAGCTCGATATCGGCGGTGAGGACCCAAGCCAAAGAATCTCGTTGTGATTTGGCCTCGCTCAGTGTCGTTCGATTTATCTCAACGGCAAGTTGACTGGACCGAATTCGTTTACTGATTGCCGAAAGTGATTCATCAATCACACTCAAGTCAACAATCGCGTTCAACTGCCGCGACACTTCACCAGCGGTCGACGAAAACCAGTAGGCTGCATCGTGTTGATCTTGGAAATTGAGTGGGCTCAGATTGAGCACCGACTGGATGGGATCTGGGACTCTGACCCCAAAAGCCTTGAACTCTGCATCGTCTAAGAGATACGTGTTGACGTTATCTCCACGACGGCGAGTAATCTTTCGACCTTCGGCAAACACCTGCACGGTGGTGCCTCGCTCACCGTGCTTGATGAACGAGTCTCCGGCCGCATTCAATCCAACCCATCGCAGAGCTCGCAGTGTGGTGGATTTACCGGTATCTGAAGGGCCAACCAACACCGTGATTTGAGGGTCGAAATCGACCCTCAGCCTACTAAACTTCTGGAAATTCTGGATTAAAAGATGGTCGATCACACTAAGAATCTTTCTTTTGCGAACTCAAGCAACCACAGAGCATCGACTTCATTGTTGTCTTTCTCGTCGAACGGTCGTCGCCATTTCTTGATTGCAGCATCGATCATCTCTTGCTTGCTGGCGTTACCTCTGCCGGTCGCAAAGCTCTTGATCTCGGAAGACGACAAGCCGGAGAACTCCACAGCGTTGTCTAGGCACCATACTTTAATCAGAGCTTGGAACTCCGATTGTACGACTTGGGCACTTCCTCTCTTACCTTGTCCGGAATAGCGATTAGCTTCGTAGGCCAGAATCGTCACACCTACATTCGCCTTCATCTCTGTCAACTTACCACGCAGACGGATAAGTCGCATCCCTGAAGATTCATCTTTTTTGACCTTTAGATCCCAGGTACCAGAGGTGCCGCACGAATGGGCCCACCCAGTCTTAGTTCCAGGATCTACCGCAAGAATAGTAACACCCTCTGTCATGTATTCCTCTCTGAGATCAAATCAGCTAACCGCCGCCAGAACAGAATAGAACGACAAGCAATGCCCTAGATATCGGCACAGCGTGAGGACATCGACCACGGAGCCCGCCCATCAGCGACGAGTCGGTCCACCAACCCATGGGGCCACCGAGCAACCTCTTCTGAAGTGAAGACGGGCGCGTTCGACCGCTTGCGGTCCAGGATGAATTGGGGGAATATCAAGCACGGTCGATTTCCCAGCGGCGCATGTACTTGTCTCCGATCATCCGTAGATCTTCGTGACGGCAGCTTTTGAGGTTGCTGCTGTTGGGGTGGGACACCTCGAATGTCAGCGTCCGCTGGCGGCCCTGCCCGGTGTGGACGAAGCGGAAGTGGAACTGGGCCAGCGTGATGTTGAACATCGCGTCCGGCAGATTGTGGCGGTTGAGGCATTCATCCAGCATGTTGTAGATCGATCTGGGGCCGCCATCGGGATCGGCCTCGAGGGTGATCCGGCGCTTGGCCCCACCCAGGACTGAGAGCCTGAGCTTGCGGATCTGAATCTCTTCGATGCCGTCTTCGGGATCGGTCTGCCGGGCGGTCGTCAGGAAGTTGCGAGACTTGAGGCCGTTGAGTTCATACGGATGGCCCAGCGGAGACTCCGGAGGCAATTCCTGGCCGAGCAGAGTGCGACAGAAGATCGTCTGGAGCGACTCCTGCACGACCTTTCCGCCGTGGGCGTAGATATCCAGCGTTCCGTCTACAGGGTCGAACAGAAAGATAATCTCGAACGCCGGACGCTGGGGGCGACGGATGAACTGACCTTGTTCATCATGTCCCAGGTACGTGTCCGCGTAGTCGTCCGGGTAAGCGAAGAAGTAGTGATACCGATTCACCCTCAAGTAGGCGTCGACCGTGCAACGGTGGCCACGCCCCTCGTTCTGGCGGAAGTACGCCGAGATCGCATCCCGGAGCTGATTGATGGCCACGGGTGAGACGTCAGGCTGCATCAGCGGCATGTTCCCGCGGTGCCGCCAGTATCGCCTTGACAATCCAGTAGAGATTGCCCCAGGACTGATCTTACCAGCTTCAGGATTTTCAAGATCAAACGGAAACCCCTCGAGTGTCTGAATCCAAAACATCACCAGAACCCCTTCCGTGCATCGTCTTTTCTTGATCCAGATACTCGCTTTGCTCGGATACCAAGCTCAGCCTCAACGTCGGCCTTAGTGGCATCTGTGATCTGATCGTCTTGCAGCGGCGGTAGAACCAATCCAGGAAACGGCAAGTCGACGAGCTTCCTATTGCGACTAATCATATCGAGATTGTTCTCAATGTCTTGCCGCTTCTTCGACTTCTCTTTGAGCAAACCTCGCACCCACAGAGCAGCCGTCGCTTCAGCCACCCCTGGAATTCCCGGCACGTCGTCTGTCCCGCAACCAGCAATGGCCTTGACCTCAGCCCACTGCATCGGATGGAGTTTCCACTTTGTCCGGAACGACTCGTAAGTGGTGGCCTTTTTCTGTGTCGGATTATAAAGCACGACATTAGGCCGGAGGCATTGCAGCAAATCCTTATCAGCAGATATGATTACCGCCTGATCCTTGGTTGGTAAATCGGCTGCGATAGCCGCAATGATGTCGTCAGCCTCGTAACCGACAATCTCCAGGATGTTGCGATAACCCCATCGACCCAGCAAATCATTCTTCAGCCGACCAATCTGCTGGAAGAATGCCTCTCGATCTCGGAGCTGCTCTTCGGTTTGATTTTCTTTACTTCGCCGAATTTTGTAGTCGGAGTAAATCTCTTTCCGCCGACTAACCTTGCTGTCGAATGCCAACACCGCCCGGGTCGCTCCATGCAATTGGACTAACCCAGCGATGTCTCTCAGAATGCCAAAAGCCACTCCCGTAAACTGTCCCTCGTGACTCATCTTTCCTGTCGTGTAGAATGCACGCCAAGCCATATAATGACAGTCTACCAAGAGTGTGGTTGTCACGGTGGAGGAGTTCCTAACCGAGCCTGCTCTCGCTTGATTAACTCGTACACCTCTTGACGGTGGACAGTCACGTTCTTAGGAGCCTGAATTCCCATCCGAACCGTGTCCCCTCGGATGTCCAATACCGCGATGACGATATTGTCGCCGATGATGATTGACTCATTTTTCTGCCTGGACAGTACGAGCATCGTGCCATCTCCTTAATCGTACTTAGGTTTCCTGTCCAATGTGCATTGGACTTCAATATCCTTCCAGACCTCTTCCACGAGGTCTACCAGACTCAACTCCATCGGCTTACCACCAGTCTCGATCAAATCAATCAACTCTTCTCGAGGACCGACGAAGCCAAAATCCTCAGCTGTGATCGGTCCGCTGTCTCCCTCGTCTGATTTACCCCGCTTCCATTTCTTTTCTTTGACGAGAAAGTCCACCATCGACCCAATGTCGTCGATACCGTAGGACCAATGGATCGGGACCTCGACGCTCCACTGTTTTCCGGACAATCTGTTCTTGCGGATCGACGTCCGGCAAATGATGCCGGTCTGCCGTCTATTGCCGTTCACGTTCTTGTACAAAGTCCTACCGACCGACAACCAGAGTTGAAAAGACGCGTAGAACTTCAGAGCTCGACCACCAGCGACGACGGCTTTCTCAGGATCGAACATCGTCGCGTCCATCTTGTCTCGCTCTTGCGAGAGCACGATCAAAATAGAATTGGTGTCTCGAATCCTAGACGTGATGTCTCGAATCCACGTCGAGTTTATCTTAGCCTTGCCGTCACCGTAATCACCTTTGGGCTTCGTACCTTTACGAGTTGCCGTCTTGTTCTCTTTGAACTTCTCTCTGGCGCATTTCGTACCCAAAGAGTCCATGCTGTCCAGCAGGTAAATGAATGGCTTGGCTTTCCCTTTCTCGACCTGGATAAGTCTGTCGTCCAGATTGAAATAGAACTCTTCTGTCAACCTTGAATAGATGGGTTCACCGTCTTCGTCTACGGCTGGCGGCTGAAGTCGTTCAGCCAGTTGGTGACCAAAATACCGGTCCACATCCATCAGAGCCCCATCTTCGGCATTATCGAAGATGAGATCGTAGTCATCGAAACTCTTATTACGGGCAGCTTCCGCCAACACACCGAGTGTCAGAAACGTCTTGCCTGACGATGATTCTCCAACAATCCAGAAATACTTGCCTTTACAGAATGCTCCGTATGAAAGGCCAGAACAGGCTAGATTGATTAGACGACTGCCGCTGGACAGCCAATCTTCTCTCTGCACCTGCATCGTATCTGACATAGACAAGGCGGTGGCTTCCTTTAGCTTCTTGCTGATATCGCTCATAAGAGAGTGGATGGGACTTGAACCCATTTCTCCGAGATCGCGGCTCGGTGTCTTACCTAATCGACGACCACTCTACCAGGCTACCGGGCCTATTTCTTCCCTTTCCCCCAACCTTCGTCCCAGTCACCGTCGTCAGGAGTCAATTTATTGGTCTCCTCCGCTGCTGGCGGCTGAGGTGGTGTCGAATTCTGAGATGGGCCGGACGGAGACGTGGCGGCCTTCGTCTCAATGACGCCTACGTCCGACGTAGGCACTTCCTTGATGAGATCGTCATTGTCATCCATCAAGGTCATCGTCACGTTATCCGGATTGATCCGGGCAATCGTGCAACGTCGAGTCCCCTTATAGAGAAGAATGGAATCCTTGGTGATTCCCATCTCCTGCACAGTCTTCAGAACCGGCGGCTTTGCAGGTTCGGCCGTCGCCGTGGTCTGCGGTTGCGTTGAAAAATTCGCAAAGGGGACGTTCTTGATGAGTTCGTCGTTCTCATCCATCAACGTAAGGAACTGGTCGTCCACGACACGGACGACACTGACCTTGCGACCTTCGTAGTACCCAGACGTACCGCGAGCCACCCCGGCACCAGCACCCGGTGCTGCACCTGTGGTCGTCGGTGGGGTCGTCACTGCGGTGGTTGTGGGTGGGTTCGACACCACTCCCTGCGGATGCTGCTTCGTACCTTTGCCGAGACACGGCACGCAGGGAGATCCGGATGTGCTCTGGCCAGTACCGCCGCAAGCGATGCAAGAATCCACAGCCGGCGGAGTGGCAACCTGATTTGGCAGTGGGTTGCTAGGCGTCGTCTCGCTTGCGGCGGATCCTTGCTCGGTCTCGTTGAGATCCATCCCAAAGAAGATCTTCTTGAGATTCTCGTATGGAAGCTCGATCAAAAAATCGTCGAGCTGGTATCCGTGATTGCCGATCGAATCGGGCAGCGGCCCAGACCGGGGAACGAAGTCAATTGCCTTGACGTTGCTGAACTTGGTTCCAGCAAAACTGTCTTCGATGATTGTCAACCGGAGCGACATTCCGTCTTGCTCGGGGAAGTAGAACCGATCCCACCCAAACGATTCCGGGCTGGTCTGGATACGCTGATCCAAGAGCTTGCCGAAATTATTGAAGGCACAATCCCAGATTTTCAATCCCTTGGCCAAGTCCTCATGATGCGAGAGTAGGAAAATCTGCCGTTCCTGCGGATTCAACTTCTTCAAGGCGGCCGCATCGGAGTCGGCTTTGCGAGCCTCCTGCGAAATGTAATCCTGGATCGGATCCGGTTTATTAAACGTCTTGCCCGTCGCGATGTACGGCTTGCCTGCCGGACCGACTTGCCGATATCGATAATAAGTCCGCTCCCAATGCAACTCACCTCGCTCAGCGAACGGATTACCGCCGGCGTCCTTCTTGCCCCGTTTCACGGTGTACGGCACGATGTCCACCGTGTACATCCCGGGCTTCGCCTCGAAGAAGCTAACCCCTTCGGGAATCTTCAGACACGTCGTCGAATATCCGGACGTGTGCTCTTCGGCTCGTCGCCGGGCGGTTGAAACTCGCTGGGACCGTCTATCGTCGCGACTCATTCTTCACCTTCTCCATTTCGAAATCAAGTCTTGCTTTGAAATAGGCTGAAAACCCAGCTTTGATGTACAGGTAAATCAGGCTAGGTATTCCGATAATTGCCAAGAGTACAATGGCAGTGGCCTGCAAGAAATTAAACACCATCACCCACGTCCTCATCTTGCCGCCGACGTCCGCGAGCTCGAATGCTTTCCTTATCTGCCGATCCAGCTGATTTGTCGGAGTGGTAATCACGTATGAAAAGCTCTGTCATTCCACCCAAGGCCGATTTACGATGCTCCAAGGCCCGCACCACAGCCTTCGCCTCATTCAACTCAAAAGTGAGCCGAATGATCTTCTTCACACAGGACGTGTACTCTGGCTGTTTCGGAATCGTTGACTTAATCGCAGCCTCAGTTATCTTGTCCAATCCATAGGTCGTGCAATTCTCTCGAATATCCGAATCTAATTCGGCCTCGACTAAAGACTTTGCAACCTCGGCTTCGTCTAGCATCCGCTGACACTCAGCTACAAATCGACCCCAGTTCATCATCTGCTGCGGTTGATTCTGCCATTCTTTGTGCAGATTCAACTCATCGATTTGCATACGGATATCAGGTGCTGGCATCAAAGCTCCTCAACAACCACGAGTTGACCTCGAACATGCTACACATCCTTCCTCACCTACACTATACGACGGAAGCGTGAGTATCTCCTAGGCATTATTGCAGATAGAGTAGCACCGCACCACCAGCCCCGGCTTCCCGATGTCGTAGAGAGGCTCCCAGAACTCTTCAATAATCATCGCGGCCCGACCCGCCGACCCACCGGCACCCAGAACAATCTTGGAGCAATACCCCAAAATGAGCCGACGCAACCCTTCCGGATCTTCGTCAAGTTCTTTCAAAATTGCGGCGACCGACGCCCACGGCTTCTTGCTCACCAAGGCCTGCACCAGCTCAATCGCATCTCGAGACTGACTGACCTTAGAAACGGCTGCGAGCTGCTCCTTCTCATCAGCCAAGCCCAAAACTGCGTGAAGCAGCACCAAAGCCTGCCGACCACTGTTCTCGGAACAGTCGGCGATGTGATTGATAACGGCCTGTGTGAGAGTCTTGCCTTCTCTCAACGCAACCGACTCAACCAACTCACGCAACCCAGCCTCAGTGATCGGCTTACAATCCACCCGCTGACAGCGAGTCAGAATCGTCTTCTTCAGCTTATTTGGGTTGGTCGTCGAGAGAAGGAAATAAATGTGCGGTGGCGTATCTTCCAGGAGCTTGAGGAAAGCATCCTGAGCGTCAGAAGTCATGCCGTGGCACTCATCAAGATAGATGACGCGGCAAGCCGCCAGCATCGGTGCCGTCCCGAGCCGTTGGGCGATCGCTCGAATGTCGTCGATACCTCGACAGTCGGCTGCATTCATCTCTTGGTAATCCGGAGACTCTTTGCCTTCCGGAGTCAACGGCGGGCATTTCAACTTCTTAGCAATGATTCGAGCCAACGTCGTCTTGCCACATCCCGACGGACCCGTAAACAGAATGGCGTGAGGGAAAACCCCACGGCGACCGAGATCACTCAAGGTAGACACGGCCTCGTCCTGACCAATCACTTCACCGAAATTCTGCGGTCGATACTTGAGATAGAGCTCGACCGGATTGGCATAGATCATCTTCTCTCCTAAGCCGCTAACAAAGGTTTCTTCTCGTACCAATTAGTTTCTGCGATGTCCGTCTCAACGGCCAACGGAGTCAATATCCACGGCCAAGCCTTACGGATATCCTCCGTCATAATCCTAGTTGAGACTTCGTGATAGTCTTGCAACTCCGGTCGATAAACATCGGCAAGGATGGAGTCGTGGATCTCACAGATCAACTTCGTCTTCATTTTGTACTTCTTCAGCCACTTACCAATCTCGATGATTGACCAAAGAAGGCAATGAAACGAAGGTCCTTGGATAGGCGTGTTCATCAGATTGTTGTAAGAGAAATTTCCCTTACAGACAAATCCAGTGGACAGCTCAAACCATCCACGTTTCTGGTAGAGATCCCACCAGACATCTTTTTCTTTATCCCAGTGAGGGAATCTGGCCTTAAACTTCTTCGAGACCTCAAAGATGTGATTCTTAAACTGCTCCGCAGATGCGATTCCTCTAGAGGCCAAATGATCGTAAACACCAACACCGGCCTTCGTCTTCAAACCACTGCGGCCAATCTGCACCCACAAATTGGATGCACAATTCTTTGGTGACGATCCATACAGAGTCGGAAACACGAATTGATTCTTAGCAAACCCACGACAGTCTTTTGAGACATTATCCAAATCGAGCAGGTAGCACTCCGCCGCCATGTCTCGATGGATGTCTAGACTAGGATCGCTGGCATACTGCACCATGTCCCTATCTTTCCAGAAATTGGCAGCCCCTCGGAATTCCAAGGCGCTGTAATCCTTTTCCAGCAAGACATGGTCTGGACTCCGAGGGATGTACGATGTGCGGATGATCTTAGCCTGCCGTGGATCACGGATAGGCTGATTTTGTAGGCTGGGTCGATCAACTGAGCTGCGATAGGTGTAGGCCAGATGCAAATTGAAGAACGGGTGAACAAATCCATCAACGGTCTCATTCCGTAATCCAATCAAGTAGGTATCTCGAGCCTTCTCCAGCTTCTTGAGATCCACCCACCACTTGACAAACGGAAAATCTACGTCCTCCAAAGCCTTGCCGTCCGTCTTAGGCAAACCAGTCTTAGTTCTGGTCTTACACTCAACACCGAGCTCTGTGAATACAACGTGACCTAACTGCTCGCGACTTCCTAAATCAGCCTTCGCACCGTACACCTTTCGCCAAATCTGGAAAACCTCGTCGTCACGAAGATCGTCCTCAATACGACGGATAGTTTCCGCTGTCTTATCAATTGCCCGGTTCAGGTACTCAACATCCACTCGCATCCCGTTGGCTTCCATCTCTGCCAAGGCCGCGGAGCCTTCCATCATCAATTGAAATGCTTCTGGTGTTGAGGCCTTCATTGTCCGTTCAACATCTCCTGCCGCTGGTTCATCGCTATCTTGAACTCAATCAAAGAGTCCACACCACAATAAACGAGGAGCGACCGCAAGTTTACCTGGTGTATCCGATTGGGTGTGATGCTCGACGGCGACTCTAGATATGGCTTGATTGCTGCGGACCAGTCTTCTTGCCCAAATCTCACAAACGCCTGAAACTTGACTGATGTGATCCCTTCGCGGCTATCTAGGTGATGAGCGGACAACATCGTGTCCCAGCTCCAGTTCGCCACTTCGATGCCAAATCGACGGGACCACCTAGTCTCGAATTTATTATTGGCACCTAACTTAGGTACATCCGACTCCAAAATCTCTTTCGATGCAACAATGGCTTCACCCACCCACGGATAGGCTATCGTCTCACGACCACGCCAACAGATAGAGCAGCAAACGATTCGAGCGTCTTGCCCATCAGGCTTGAGCATATTCGTCTCATAGTCAAAGGCAATCGACCCACCAGCCGCAATCTTTTCTCGAATCCAAACGGCGGCTTGATTTGGGTCAAGAAGGACTCTTACCTGAGATGCGTAATTGGGAACCTCGTCCCACGGGCGGCCATCGACTTTGAGAGCCGACTCAACGTGTCGCTCAAACCAAAGACGGAAGACCGGCCCCTCGCGATCTTTATCCATCCGACAAATCTCGGATGGATCTTGAGCAGGTACGATCCAGGCATTGTATCTCTGTGCAGGTATCTTCCAACCCGTCCACAATCTGACTTCACCGGGATCATCACGCCAAATCGGCCCTATCACTGAGCGAATGGCAGCCCCACCCAGAACAAGAATAACCCTTGGATTGAGCTCGCGGATGGCCTTATCAACCAATGGTCGACAGTAGTCGATCTCTTTTGTGGTGGGTGGTCGACTATCTGGTGGGCGGCACGACAGAGCACCAACGGTCCAGCAGTCACGGTCTAAGTCAACACCGTGACTAGACATCACCGATCTGAGGTATTGACCACCAGGGCCGGCCAGATGCGAACCCTTCTGGTCTTCAGCTTCTCCGGGAGCTTCGGTCACAACCAAGATGCCCATGCGACCTTGACCGCTGACAGGCATCTTGGGTGATTGGCATCCCAGATGTAAGCCGCAAGCTCCGCATCGCGGAATCACCATCTGTGGCTTGTAAGCCACAACTTCAGACGCTGGAAAGAAACCTGACATGGACTACCCTACGGACACCGCCGACGAGTCGACGTGAGTCGCCGTAGCGTAGAGGAATTTGCCACCATCGATGAAGAGTCGATTGTCCGAAATCCCACATTCACTCGACCGCTTGGAAACCTCGATCAGAAGTTTCGGTGCGATCAAGAATGAGACGGGTTGGCCTTCATAGGCGACAGGCTTCTGTTCTTTGAACCAACCCGACGGACCCTCGCCCTCGATCATCAATTTATTTGGCCGGAATGAAACCTTAATGACGTTACCGTCAGATTTCTCCGAACTGAACAGATTGGATCGACCGACGGCCTCTTCCAGCCCACCCGGCAACGTCACCTTGGACGTCCCAGTCGGGGTGATAAACTCCGATAGGTCCCGATACCCAGAATCCAGATGGCGGCGAATCGACATCACCAAGCCTGTTGGATTCTTGAAATGAACCCACCCACCGGTCTCGGCGCACATCGTCATATCGTAGCCGATGATTTTGCACAGGCTCTGAGCCCGCACCAAAATAGATTGCGGAAACCCGGTCGGTATCGGAAACCGAGCGATCTGGAACCGATCCGATGCCTCAACGTAATCCGGATGAATGTGAACACAGGTTAGGACAAACTGTGACATCTCCGTGCTCGCACATCCATGAACCAGGCTCACGCCCTCGGCAAACCGAGCGTCCAGTTCTCGCCACTCCGTAGGAATCTCGATTGAGTCGACAGGCAAGACGACCTGGGCTTCCATTCGGAGCCCGGATCGTCGCCCAGCACCTTTGACGAGGAGTTCTGTCCCGTCCTCGTTCATGCTCACATCGAGTTCGTCCTCTGTCAACTTGCTCAACAGGTCGAGAGTCTTCTGAGCCCGCAAAGCTCCGTGAAGTTCCGGTAAGGGGGAATCTCGCGAGCAGCAGACCTCATCATTGAAGGTCATCACTCGGCCGTCAATGAAAATGAAACAAGAACTCTGCTCAATGATTTCCCTCTGTGCCAATCCAGGTGACACGGATTGCAGCACCCGAAGGAATTCTTCTCGATTAATTTGCATCCAGTTTCCCTTCTACCAGAGACCTTTGATTCCCATTCGCTCAGTCTGTCTGCGGTTGATATCCTTCGAAACTTCATCAACCGATCGCTGTAATAACTCAGCCAGATATTCCGGAGAGGCTGCACCTTTACCTTCCGGGGAGTCTGATAAGGCCCAAGTTATGACCCTAGACTCTACCCAGGTGAAAGGAAGGCCATCTCTACGAGTCCGTTCTCCAGCCTGGTACTCGGATCGCCGATTAGATCTACGACGGAGCAACTGCTCTCCGTTCTTAAGACTCTGCACTGGCGATTGATCGGACACGGCTCCAAAGGTGACTAGGCACCTTTGGTATTCCAGTTCATCTTTGCACGGTAACATCAGCTCCAGAAACTGGTCAACCAACTGCCCAGGCTCTGTCATACGGACACCGACCCGTTCGAGATGAGTTCTTCCCAACCCCTCAAAACATCAAGACATTTTTTGGACGTCTTGATCGTGTGGTACGACAGCAACCGATGCTTCAGCCGGTATTCGATCTGGTCCATCAGAGTGCCGGCCGAACCTGCAAAGTAGATGTGATCGACATCAATTGTGCGATTCGCATTGTGGATAAATTTCATGTTGATCCAGAATCGTTGCTGATAGCACGTCATCAAGCCACGTTCTGAGATCCGCATAATCTGACCGCACTTGGTGCGATCCCACCACAACTCACCATCTTGGAGCTTGTACCCAGACGGCACCTCAACCACCGTGTAAGCACCCAATTTCATGTTGGTGTGAGCAAGATACAGCCCAACCTGCTCACGGACCGCCGGTGACAGTGTGTCGATATGCTTTCCAGCATCTTCTCGAGACGGTGATTTAGGAGATACGTTCAGAAAAAATGGCGGCCGATCATACACCCATTCCCCACCTCGTCGTTGCGGAATGTAGATCTTGCCATAGGCCGGATGCCGCACCCAGCTCGCTGAGTCTACGGAATGCCACGGCATGGCGATCATCATCTCCCATGCCATCACCGCAAACCCATGAGTCTTAATCACGGGCTTTCCAGCAGCATCAAACAAATATCTACGGAGATCCTTCAACCAGAACTTCTTGGCATCGCCCACCGCACCTAATGCGCCAGACAACCCAATGCCTAGATAGGTGCACCCGAAGTCAAGATACTTTTCCAGCCAAGACAAGTTCTCGCCGCGATGGTAAACCGGAATCACTTTATCCTGCGGAAGATAGGAAATCATCTTCAAGTAATTCCGCCAACCTTGGCGAGCTGATTCGTTAAGGACTTCTTCTGTGCGATGGACAGTGGAACCTGGACGACCTGGTATCACATCTAAGTTGACGTAGTATGATGATTCGGGGTGATCGAGACAAAACTTGATGTAATCATCAATGTCGATCGTCTCCCCCTTGGTCCAAACCGAGAACGCCCCCGAATCAATCATCAATAAATTCTGAGTCAACTCTTTCACTAGGATCCTCGAATCATCCACATGAATTCTTGGCGGGTTGCTGGCTGCCGAAAATCACCAGTGATGCTCGATGTCACCATCGTCGACCCAGGCTTAAGAACCCCTCGGCAACCCATGCAACCATGATGAGCTTCTATCACGCAGGCTGAACCCCGCGGCAGGAGATGCAGATCGAGGGCCTTGGTGACCTGCTGGGTCAACCGCTCTTGGATCTGCAACCGCCGGCTATATATCTCAACAATACGAGCCAGCTTACTGATTCCGATTACCCGTTCTTTTGGTAGGTAGGCTACGTGAGCCACACCTGTGAACGGCAGCATGTGATGTTCGCAGAACGAAGTGAAGGAGATATTTTTGAGCAAGACAATCTCATCGCAGGTGTCTTGCTCAAACATCTTCAAGACGTCGGCGACCTTCTCTTCAGTATCGTATCTATAACCACTAAAGAGCTCACCCCAACTCTTCACCACGCGATTCGGAGTTTCCTTCAAACCTTCTCGGTCGGGATTGTCGCCAATCGCTTGCAGAATGCGAACGATGTTTTCTTGTGGACCAGATTCGTTTTGGTATCGCTCCCACGGAAACGACACCCAGTCCCGCAAATCTTCTTTCGGTTTGTCGACTAAAGCGACAAACATTCGATCCATGCCGTATTTCTCGAGAGTCGCCTTGCGAGTTCGCCCCGAGTCGATGATGTCGTCAACAAAGACATCAGCCTTAAGCGGATCTTCCGTGATAACAAATCGACGGTCGGCGGCTTGAAGGGCCATGGCCGCGTAGACCCCACCTCGTGGAATGGGGTACAAAGTCTGGTACTCCGAAATCCGAACGGCTATTTGCTCTGCTCGCAATCGAACCTGATCCCATGACAATTGCACAGCCAAACCCCTCTCTAAGGCAACCCGACAATCTTCTGCATCTGAAGGCACAGTCGGTACCCGAACTTCATACAAGATTGAACCGCAGCCTCTTGATGCCTCTTGTTCTTCTCAGGATCACCGACATCAAGAGGCTGCACGAATATCATGGAAGGGTCGACATCTTCCGGACGGTAGACTCGTCCGTATTCCGGGCCTACCGACTCCAAAGGCAGCCCATCCTTCGCATCGATAAACCCGGCGGCGACGACGAATTTCCAATAATCAATCACAGTAGCCACCGCCGGGTTTACCGCAACTGTCTTGGGAGAGCAAACGATGGCACACGACTCAGTCTCGGCCATCAATCCGCTCAAGCCTACCGGATACACGGTCCCATTAGTCTCGACCTGCACAAAAGTTCCACGGTCGCTGAACTCTCGCATTAGATCAATGACTCGACGTTGACGAAAAGGCTCTCCACCCGTCAACACAACTAAATCACGAGCCGGTAGCGGTTCCAGTATTTTCCACAAATCGTCAATGGTCAACGATCGCCGACGACTGGTATAGTCGGTATCACAATAAGAACAATTCAAATTGCAACCCGCCAACCGAATGAAAGTCGCGGGTGTGCCGGCAAAAGGCCCCTCTCCTTGTATCGTGTCAAACACCTCTTGCACGTCAAGAGTTTCACTCTCCACCACCTTCTCGATGGGCTGGCAATTGACACGATCCACAAACCACCTCTATTGTTTGAAATGTGTAGCTGAGCAATTCGGTGTCTCAAAAACCTCGACGGAAACTACCCACAGCCCAGCACCGCCAAGCAATTGCGACGCCTTATCAAATACGACGGCTGCGATGTTCTCTGCTGTCGGATTGGGTCGAGAAGCTGGCATGATGAACGGTAGTCGACACCCGAAGATACTCTGCAAGCTCTCTGGATTGATGCCCTCTGCCAACAACGGATCTTCCGGATGTAAAATCATGTTGTGGTCAAGATTGCCATCAACCCAGCCACCTACGATTCTTTTCACGTCTGCGAAGTCGACGACCATTCCTAGGTCGTTCAACACCTCACACTCGCATTCAATCCAACAGACATATCTGTGACCATGAAGATGGCGGCACTTACCGCCGTGACCTAAGACACGGTGGCCGGCATCGAATTCTATCCGTCGTTTCAATCGGTGCAGCACCTACCACCTCTATTTCAAGAGCTTGACAATGTTCTGGAGACTGTGCCGATACTGCTCGGCATATTGAGAAACGGGAAACGGATGATCCATCGCCATCTCAATCCCAATAATCTGCTCACCTCGACTCTCAAACATACATCGCCTGTCACCACCAACCAATTCGGGGTGGCTGTAATCCTCAGGTACGACTGGTATTGTGTCCATCAGCATTGCTTCAAGAAGACAATATCCAAAATTTTCCTCAATTGTGTTGCCGGTCATCACCACGCTCTCTTGGAGCAAGCTCAGATACTCGACCTTTGTTAGGTTCTCTCGAACTTGGATGATCCCTTGCTCTTGCAGCCGAAGAGCTCTTTTACGGAGATCAGGAGCACCCCAGACTCGACGACTGGTGGTTACCATAAATTCCCAATCCGGATGCTTCTGTTTCAACACCTCAAAGATGTCTAAAGTCACATCTGGCTGCTTCTCAGGATCCGGTCGATTGGTGTGGATGACCCGCTTAACCTTCGGGCGGTAGGTGATACTTGATTTGACCGCGTCGACGTCATACGGATTGCCGGTGACCTGAATCATCTCGAGAGGAATCCCTCGATGATTGTAGAGTCGATGCGCGTGATACTCTGACCCAACCAGAATCATGTCAAAGACGTTCGCCCAAGCCTGTTCATATTTCTCCGCAAAATACGAACACTGCTGCACGAAATCACCTTGGGTGTAACTCCCGGCATGAATGAAGGCCACCACCTTCACGTCAGCTAATCCATTCATCTGCAAAAGATAACGGATGGATCCTTCCATGCCGAACATCTCACCGTCAGCCAGAAAGATGGTATCACTCTTGTGGACCAACCCACAACGAATATTCCCCGCCAATACCGCAATCTGCGTAGCCTTATAGTGCATCGTCGAATTGACGTCGAGGAACGTCCCGACCTCAACACGATCGGTCAATGGCACCCCGTCGATGACTTCGTACTTGATTCCTTGCCGCTCACATTCTTGAGGAAACCAATCATACCACTGCTTGGTGTATCGCTCCTCGAGAGGCTCAATCGGAAGAATCCGAAGCATCAATCAATTCCCAAAAGATGGTGAACTGGAGGCATCACACGGACGCCGGATTGAACGTAACCGAAGATTTCCATCATGTGCTGACCTACGTCAGGCCCACCGTATTCCGGCATGAGCAAGACTTGATGTCCGTCGAAGGCAAAATCGTTGGCCACCTTCAAACGCGGAAACATCTCTGCTGGCTTCGTAACCCGGACTTTCACAAAACCCGGAAATTCACGGAGTGGAAAATAGGTGTCGACCGAGTAAAAGAATCGAATCAAGCGAGACGTCTTCGTCAACTCAGATTCAAGCAACTTCAAAAAATTATCTAAGGGGCAAAATTCCTGAAACACCTCGATCGTCGTCTGTCGATAAAAATCGAAGACGTAAGAGATGATTTGGTCGAAGTCCACCTTGTCATCCACTGTAATATACAAGGCCTCAAGGTGCCGGTAGGCACCAATAGGTGCCTCCTCCAATCCAGGGCACGTCAGAAAGAGAGTACGGATGCCTAGCCAATCACCCTCCCCCTCATACGACTGTTTGATGTTACGGAATCCGAACACCTTCGCTCCTCAAGAATTCGAGAACGGTTTCTTCGGTCCAATCCCAGATCGGAAACATCACTGCCAAGCCCCAGACACCCTTCTCAGTGAACGACGTCGGCATCGCACTCCGATGGATCAACTTTCCACCGAAGACGACGTCTTTGTCTTCGTCTCGCCGGGTGCCGTCCAGTTGCACCTTGATGTCAACTGAAGCAAGAAATTGCGGGACGTGAACGGCTTTGGGCTCCTTGACAATCAGAACCGTCTCTTCACCAAAGTCCTCGCCCGGGTGTCCGTTATAGACGGCGATGATCTTGGGAAGCACCTTCCTAGCCAACGTGAGCACGGCTCGGCTATCCTTGCCTCCGCTGTATGCCGACACGACTTGATTGGGGTGCGTCACCATCGTATCCAATACGAATTGAATCCGCATCAACGCATCATCAACACGCTGCTCCAAATTCATGGCCTACTCCAAAACAACACCATTCTCACCATCCTCGTAAACGCTCACACGAACTTTACGATCGACGTAGACGGTTTCTAACCATAATTTTATGCGACTGGCAAAGCCCTCGCAGCTCGTCGAAGACCCCCAAATCTGAGTCTTAAACCACGTCTGCACACGGCTTGACAATTGGAGATACTCGATCTCTCGATCACCGTCAAACTGCTGGACATCGACTTGGAAATGAAACAAATGCCGATGCGGATGTGCTAAGAAACTCACCTCTTCGGGTGCATCTGGCCAATGATGGATAAACGGTTTCGTAAATCGCACAGAAGCCCAGATCACAGAATCAAAAGGCTGAATGGACTTGAAGAGGAAATACTTGTCCGATTTGCTGATCGTCGCAACTTCTCCGGGGTACATCTTCTCAAACAAATTCCGTTTACCTTCGGGGTCGGCTTCCTCTTCCAACCACGGGGTGTTCATCTCCACCGAGTAGAACATCTTATGACCAGGCAATGATAAACCCACCCGCCGCACCTTACGGTGGAGTGGATGGTAGTCGAATTGACTGGGGAGGTAGACGGTATCGTGGGTGGTGATTTGCGGTAGGGACCACTCGCCGGCCGGCACATACAAAATCCTGCCCGGCCGTTGATCCTGATTTTGGTCAGCCCGATAATCTACCGAGAAGTAGAGCACCAGGTCGACCTTATCCAGAACGGAATAACACCCAATGATCTCGTCATCGAGATGCGGTGCGAGCACGATGTGCATGGTGGTACCTGAGTGTGGTGTGTGAACGGCGTCTGCGGTATTGTACGACGGCCTAGTAGCCTATCAAGCACAATACCGCAGACACCGTTTACACCACTCTAGCACCGAGCAAACCGTCGGCAATTAAGCCGACGGATCGCTGGGGGCGCCAGCGTCAGCCACCTGAGGTTCGACAACCCCGGTGTTGAAGCCTTCCAAGGCAGAGATGGCCCAACCCAGAGCACCCTTGGAGACCTGCGGGTTGGCCTTGCCGTAGAGACGATCCACCTCGGCGATCATCGTCTCCGTGATGCCGTCCTTGTAACCCATCGTGCGGCAGACCACGCCGGCGTAATATCCACGCCCCTTGGCCATGTCCTTCGCCGGCTTGCCCTTGCCGGCTGCCTTGTTGGCCTTGGCTTGTTCCTTCTCGGCCTTGGCCTTCTCGCGAGCGGCCTTCTTCTCTTCGGCAGCTTCTTGCCGAGCCTTGGCCTTGCGAGCCCGCTCGACTTCCTTGACGGCCTTGTCGTCACCACTCTTCTTCGCCAGGTCGGCCTCGGTCGGCTGATCGCCTTCGAAGACACGAATCTCGCGACTGGCCTTGACGGCCTCGAGCACCTCAGCCAGGTCGAACTTGACCTGCTCATTCTTCGGACCGGCCGAGAAGTCGATGTCGACGCACAGCGGCATCTTCTTGGTCATCTGGTCGGCGTTCCATTTCGGCGCCAGTTGGAATCCGAGGAACAGCAGGACGGCACGGGCCCGCTCGAGCGGAAGCAGCAACTTATTCGACGCAGCAGATTCAACGGTGCTCATCTTCATTCTCCTCAATCTGGATGTGTGTCGGCAACCTTTGGTCACCTTTGTGTGTTTACCCTACACCACAAGTCTACGACATACCGTGCAATTTATTACCCCAAATTGCACCGTTTTCTACCGTTCGCTCTAAGTCATGAATCAGCCTGACGATGGACATCCAAATAATCTACCGCTTGCTCACAATCGCCGGACAACCCAGAGCGTAGTTACCTGCGATGCGGCAGAAATGGCTCTCATTGTACTTCGCCTTGCGACGGACGATCCAGTTTATGCGAGCCTCGCCGGAATCTTTCTCTTTGTCATTCACATTAATTCCCAACATCCCATTGACGTGAGCCAACTTCGTCTTTCTGCCCGAGAAGTGTTTCTTCCGCAACAAGGCCGAATCGTCCATCGTGTACGCCAGCGATGAGGTCTGCGAGGCTGTCATCACTAGGCAGTGCCGACGCTGAGACATCCGTCGCAGAGCCTTCCACGTCTCGTCAATCTGGTCATCCTTATCTCGGATACCTTTCAACGGTGCCAAAATGTCTGCGTAATCCAGAACGATGACATCTGGCCGCCAACCTTCCACATCCCAATCGTCCAGCACACCGTCAATGTCGGCGACGCTCATTGACGAATTTTCGTAACATGCTAATCTAAACGAATTCGTTGATCGGCACATCTTAAGAAATTCACGATACCCTTCCAGTGGGTTCGCCTCTTCGTGCGGCAGAGCAGAACTCACTAATTTCCCATCAGGCCCCCACCCAGACGGGATTGAATAATCTCCCGCATACTCGGGTAATCGGAGAGTCCGCAGAGCGAACCGCAACATCACTTCTTCGACATCCGAATCTCCAGTATCGAAGAACGCGACACGATTTCGCTGCCGAGCAGCTAGATACGCGAAATCTATCAGATGTGTTGATTTACCGACCTTATCCGGAGCCATGTACGAGAACAGGGAACTACGAACGAAAGCAGCGCCTACAAATTCACCATAGTCACCATGGAATCGAACCAAAGGCTTTCTACGATCTCTGGAGAAAGCCTCCATCCACAGATTCGGGTCAGCGGCCGGTTCAACGTATGAGCGGGCACCTAGGTTGACTTTGACCCGTCGTTCAAATCGAGCCTCGGCCTCACCTACGCGGCCGGCTTGTAAGTCAATCTTGGCGGCTTCAATGTCTCGCTCCAGCCGCACCTTGTTGAAATATTTACCGGCAAGATCAAGAACGTAATCCGAACAATCTTCCTGCTCCACATCATTCAGCGAAACCAGAAATCGCTCAATCGCTTGAATCGCTTCCTCAGAAGCCTGCGTCTCTGATGCCCACGTCTCAAAGACATGGATCAATTGGTCACCAGGTGCAGTATTGTACTTCTTGAAATAGTTGATGATGAGGATCGCTACAAGATTCATCCACGATGAATCGAACAACCCTTCCGGTATCCACTGCGACGCAACACGGCCGCACACCACACGGTCAGTCACCATCCCAATTAAAACCATTCGCGGAGCGGTGCCGTCGTATTTCTCGGTCTTCAAGAAATTACCCCATCCATTCTATCCATGATTTTCTTCGCCCACGCCCTCTTCTCCTCGAGAGTCATATTTACCGTTTCCGGGTCAATTCTGACTTCCGGTGCGACGTGTGCTGGTTCTGGTGGCGGGCAAGTTTCCTGCATCTTATCTCTTATACGGACAAACTTATCACAAAATGTTTTTGCGGAATATGCCGCTACTAGATATTTGCCACCGACGTGTTCCACGTACCAACTCAACACACGGTCAAATTCAGCCTTCTCAACATCAGCTTCAAGAAAGAATTGTTGGATTTGCCCAGCCCATTGAATTAGGTTTGGCGGGCGGATGATTTTACTCTTCGCGGCCAAGCCCTCGTAAAGTTTCTTCGCGGCAATTTCTGGATATTTGATTGGTTGGCTGACGGTGGACTCGTTGGTCGAAAAAAATGCCGGTACACTTCTTTCTTTGGAAATTAGAGATTTGGCACGGTCGGGGTTTACCCCCGACAGTATTTTATTTTCTGTAAGTAAGCTATGTAGAGGATTTGCGGATTCCAGCATATCGATTTGCGGATTCCAGCAGGGTGGCTGTGCAATCTCTTTATGGTCGATTTGCGGATTCCAGCAGGGTGACTGTGCAATCTCTTTATGGTCGATTCGCAAATTTTCGCGAATGGACTGTGCAATCTCTTTATGGTCGGTATCAACGTGTTTGGTGTAGGCTTCTAAAAGAACCTCCCAGTCTATTCGATAATGAAGTGTGGGTGCTCTGCCGGTCTGCTTGAGCTTAACCGCAAGGATCCGCATTTCTTGAAGTTGGGTTGAATACTTTTCAACAGCGTATCGACTGAGGCAAACCTCATCTTTCCATTCCGTGAAACTCTTCCAAAACCACCCATTCCTAGAATCCGGCAAAGTCTTTGACCAATAGATCAATTGAGACAGAAAGGCACCACCACCAAGATCGTCCCTCATGAAACTAATCAAGGATCGATTTATCCAGAGGCCGTTACCGACGCCCACCAAAGATTCAAACACCCGCCGAGCTTGTCTCATCAATCCAACCCTCAGAAAGAATTGTTCAACTGTTCGAGATTGATTCGATAATAGAGCACAGGAGTGAAATTTTCATTCTTCTTCAACTTCACTTCTAAGACACCCGACCCTTGAAGTTTTTCTGTGAGGCTCTTTATCTTATGTTTGCTCAAGGATGTGTCGTCATACCACTGCTGGTAAGTTTTCCAAAACCACCCATCAGGAGTCGTCGACGACCAGTAAATCAACCTAGATATGAATATCGCTCCATCACACCCAGCCCAAAAAATTATTGGCCGATACACCGTGATTAAATCGTTAGCCTGGCGGAGGAACCCTACAACAGATTGGCTCATAATGAATCAGAAACCGTAAAAATGCCCACAGTCGCGACGGGCAGAAGCGACTGTGGGCTATGGTAGCGAAGATTCAGGCAGGCACAGAAACGCCTGAACTCCACTCGTGCTCTAAGATTGTACGATGCCATTGCTAGTTTCTGTGCCAGATCCTCAAGTCACCCAAACTGCCCGTCTGGTTTAACCCAAGGTCAATAGACTATACGATGTAGGTGTAGCCGTCGCAACACCTATTTTACAGGTTGCTGAGCAGACTCGACGGCTTCTACAATCACCCTGTGAGCATGGCTCAATACCACGGCCACGTCTGCGTCAAAATGAACTGGCTGCAACGACAGATTTCGGAGTGTGCAAATCACCTTGAGGCACGTCGCCACGTCGTCATCTGGAACGATTCTATAAGCGTAGGTGTCCATCTTGGTCAAGTCAATCGGCATGTCATTACCTTTGGTTTCTTGCGAAAAGTCCCATTCTTTGTGAGCTGGGCTTCGCAGCAGGATTGAGAACAGAACACAAGAGTGCGGCTGTGATTAATGTCAATCACACCTACCCAATCGACGGCCTTGCGGGCTTTCGCAGCCTGCCGGGCCTGGGCATCCTGGCGTCGCTGAGGTCGGCGTCGCCAAGGTCGGCCCCGCTGAGGTCGGCCCCGCTGAGGTCGGCCCCGCTGAGGTCGGCCCCGCTGAGGTCGGCACCGCTGAGGTCGGCGTAACTAAGGTCGGCGCGACTTAGTTTGGCGGCGCTGAG